CAGTATCTACAATAAGATACACTGGTACATATATATAATGTCAAAAAAATCAAAAAAAATGTTAAAAAAAACCAAAAAACAGAGAAAAAAGATATTATAAAAATCATTGTCCGAAAATAGTATTGATAATCAATAAGTTATAGAGATTTGTGTCAAAATCTTTTTTGAAAAAATGCCAAAAAAACACCTTTTTTATAGTTAAACGACAACAAACGTGTCACAAGCGTGTCACAAACTTGCCTAAATTAGTATTGATAATCAATTAGTTACAGAGATTTGTGTCACAAGCGTGTCACAAGCGTGTCACAAACTTGTCAAAAACTTTGTGATTTTAAAAGTCTTAATATTTATTTTAAAAAAAAGTATTGTGTAAATAAAATTTTATTATATTTGTACCAGTAACCTTATTATCAAGAAAAATGAACTACGAAAAATTAATGAAACATAATCCTACAAGTTTGGGGATTATTACAAATTCTATTGGTCAAGAAATAGAATTTTTTGAACATCCCTTAAAAGGAGATGAATTTCCAGTTATTATTGTTTGTCACGAGTTAAAATTAGCCGATTATACGGATTTTATGGAAACAGATGATATGATTGCTTCACATAAAGAATATGAGCCATCATTTGTACAAAAAAAGCTATTTATTGGAGGTATTGAACATTAATTGATATTATCAAATGATATTAAAAGAAAAAATACAAACAATAATAATAGATGATTATGGAAATTTCCAGAAAATTATATTATTAGAAAAAATAGCAGAAGATTTTGCTATTGAATTTGCAGAGTGGTGTTTAAAAAACGGATTATTTACGCAATTTAAAATAACACAAAGAGCAAATCAAGAACTTTTAGAAATATTTAAAAAAGAAAAAGGATTATGATAACATTAATTGAAAAAATTAAAAAACAATTAGATACTGCAACACCAAAATTAAATAGACCAATTTATCAATCTAAAAAAATAGAAAAAATAGCAGATGATTACGCTATTGAATTTTCTGAATGGTGTTTAGATTCAAAAAATAAATTAGGTTATCACGAAATAAAAAAAGAATGGTATAATTATAATTCAGATAAATGGATTACAACAAAAGAACTATTAGAAATATTTAAAAAAGAAAAGGGATTATGAAATATTTTTTATTATTTCTCGGATATGAATTTATTAGACCAAAATTAATTTGGTTATTTCACTATTTAATTAAAAAAGGAGAAAAATGACAGAAAAAGAAAAATACATAGGAGCTTTTTTAGATGGTTATTTTTCAGATAAGAATTTTCCAGAATATAATATAATTTACACATCAGCTTTAGAAAGTGCAACTAAATTAGCAAACAAAAAATGGAAACAATATAAAAAACAAAAACTAAAATGACACCAGAAGAAAAAATAAAATATGTAGATGTTGGATTAAGATTATTAAATATTGAATTACATAAAGAATTATTAAAAAAAGTAATTAAAGTAATTGAAATAGTTGATAAGAAAAAAGGAAATTTAAATGTAAAAGATTTTTTAGATATTAAAAATGAAACAAATAAAAATAATTAATCTAATTTTAGAAAGTAATTATATTAAATTATCCTCCATTTATGATAATGCAATTATTGGTTTTGAAAATAAATCTAAAAAATGTATTTATTCTGTAAAGAAGTTAATTAATATTTTAATAATAAATAATAACATTTCTAAAAAAGATGCAATAGAATATTATTTTGATAATTTATATAAGGATAATAATAAAGCACCAATATTTTCAGAAGATTTTAATTACGATAAATAATAAAACATGATACCAATAAATGAATTAAGAATTAATAATTATGTTTATTATAATAATGAACATAATGAAATAGGAATTATTACTAAATTAGTAACAGAATTAATTACAGATATTAATTATGTTGGAATTAATAATAGAATTGATATTCATTATTTAAGTAAACATATTAATCCAATACCATTAACAGAGGATTGGTTATTAAAATTAGGTTTTAATAAATATTTTGATAAAGGTAAATTTAAAATTATTCCAAAAGCAAGATTAGGATATGAAAAAGGAAGAACATATTTTAATTCTTGGACAATTTTAGAAAAACAACCAGAGTATGTTCATGAATTACAAAATTTATATTTTGCATTAACTGGAGAAGAATTAATTATTAAATAAAATATAATGAAAGAAATAAATATAGATAGTAACGTTAAAGACAAAATAGAAATTGTAAAACAACAACAAGCCGAAATACAAAAAGTATTTGATTCAAAAATTATTCCTCACGAAAACCATTCTTTATTTGAATTTGATTTAAATACAAATGAAATTAGATTAGCAATATTTGATGAACAACCAGCTATTAAGTGGGAAGATGCTTTAAAATGTCAAATTTCTGCTCAAAAGAAAATAACTAAAAAAGAAAATTGTATTTACATTTCAGCATTAAATAAAAAGAATGTAATAAAAATATTAAAAAGAGATTTCAATATTAACTTTTAAATAATAAATAAAATGGAAGCAAAGGAATTAAGAATTGGAAATTATGTAGATTGGAATGGAGAAAAAGCAATAATAAGTCAATTATTAGAAAAAGATGTTTGTTTTAAATGCGGTGAAGATTGTTTATATGAAGATATTAATCCAATAAAATTAACAGAGGAATGGTTATTGAAGTTTGGTTATTGGAAATTAGATAATAAAGATATTCATTTCGTTACAAAAGGACATATTATTTGGAAATGCAACAACTTGCTTATGTGTGATAAAAACGGATTAATTATAAAATCAGTCCACCAGCTTCAAAACTTATACTTTGCATTAAATAGAGAAGAATTAATTATAAAATAAATAAATAAAAATAACTTAAAAAATAAAAAAAAAATGGCAACAAAATACATCAAAACTATTGACAATAAAATTATTGTTTTTTCTGCATTAATAAATCATTCTGAATTTAGAAGATTTAAACCAGTTTCTGCTGGATTCATTATTTTCAAGACAGATGAATTAGGAAATCCAACTCGCGAGTGTTATGGACAATCGATATCATTAGATTTTTTAAAATCCAATCCAGTTGAAGATAGTGAATTAGCAAATAGACAAATTTTAGGAAAATTTTTATAATTATGGAAATCAAACAAAAAATAGAAGCAATAAATCTTAAATTAGAAAAATTGTACAATAAAGGTTCAAACAACGAAAAATTAGTTGATGAAAGAACTAAATTAATAAATTTATGTACACATGAAGAAACTAAAATTAAAGTAGTTTCTGCATTAGCTGGAATTGAAAAGAAAATTATAGTTTGCACAATCTGTAATAAAATAGTAAAAGATATTCACGAATAAAATAAACAAAATGAATTGGATAGAAACAACAAAAGAATTACCAAAATTTATTGATGGTAAAGATTATTCTGAAAACGTATTAGTTTGGAATAACAACAAGTTATGTGTTATGAGTTATTGTAAGGTCAAACATAATAATTGTGAAACACTTTATTACTGGGCAAACGCTTATGGAAATATTGATGGAGATGCAGAATATGATGATGATTATGCTCCAACACATTGGATGGCATTACCAGTTGCTCCAGAAAAAACAGAAAATAATCTAAAACAAAAGTATTTAATTGCTAAAACAACACTTGAAGCAGTATTGTTTTATATTGTACCAGATAGTTGTAGAACGATGGTATATAAAGCATTAGATGAAATTAATGATAAAAAATTAAAATAATATGAAATATTTTATAAAATATTTTGTAGTTTAAAAATAATATATTAGATTTGTACCAGTAACCATAAAAAAAATATTATGACAAATGTCAAAGAATTATTAAAAAAAAACACACCATTTGCAGTTATGCAGTATTTTGAAAGATTTAAAGGTTCTAAATCTGAAACTATTAAAAAGTACGAGTTAATTTATATTAACAAAAGTAAAAAAGTTCAGTATAAATTACTTTCTAACGAAGAAATTAATATTATCAAAACAGAAAAAGATGTAAAAATAGTAATAGATAATATTGATGGTAAAATTTTTGAGTTTAATAACTTTAAAGAATACAAAGAAAGTTTATGTGTTGAACATTATTAAAAATTAAAAATCAATAAATTATGAAAAAAACATTTTTACTATTATCAGTTGTATTATTATCATGTAATCCAGATGAACCAGAAACTAATCAACCACCACAAAATTGTGATTGCGATAAAGTCGTAGAAGTATCAACATTTAATGTTGTTGGAACACCACAAAATCCAGCAATGAATTATTATTCTGTTTACACTACAATTAATGTATGTACACAAGTTCAAAGACAAAAAACATTTACCACTACAATATCAAGCCAATCTCCACAAATCGGTCAATGTAGATAATTAATTATTAAACTATGAAAAAAATACTTGTATTTATATTAGATTTTATTATCAATAGATTTACTGACTACAATCAATCATTTAAAAAAGGATTTAACTACTAAAAATTAAACTTATGAAACTATTAGATTTTTTCAGAGATTTATTTTCTGATAAGCAACAAGAAATTAAAGAACGTGGCATAGAAATGTCAAAAGTTGTAACTCCAGCCAGAAGGCAAAAAATGGGAAGGTTGAATACTAAACACTTTCAAGTAAAAAACCATTTAATGAAAATAGGAACAATTGATAGCTGGACTGCAATTGAACTTTATGGTGCAACCAGATTGTCTGCAATTATTTTTAATTTAAGAAAAGAAGGAATGGATATTGAATCAATACCTTCAACATCTTACGATAGAAATTCAGAAATATGTAATTATACAACTTATAAATTAGCACAAGAAAATGAAATCAATTAAATTTGTAACCCTTGATTCGATGAAAACATTATCGGAGGAATTATCAACTTCTGTAAAAAAAGCAACACCAGAAATTGATTTAAAAATATCAAACTATTTAGTAAAAAAAGGCAATTCAAATTTTATTGATTTGTATAATGATTTTGTTAAAAACAAAAACCACAAAGAAACATTAATTAAATTAGAAATTTAAAATGGAAACAATACAAATACAAGTAACAAAATTATTTCAAATACTATCTCGTAGAGGAATGACACAAAAAGATTTACATAATCTTATTGCTCAAACTAATAATGGAGAAAACGTATCTATGTATATATTAAACGAAATCATAAATGGAAAAAGAAAAAACTTCAACATCAAAACATTAAAACTTATTAAAAACGCACTTCAAGTATCGTTTGATGATTTAATAGATGAATAATGGATTTTTTACTTTTTATAAAAGATTTAAGGTTAAAAAATAAATTGTATTCAGAAATATGGTTAAACATATTTATGCAATATAATGATGAAGATGAAAAAACCATAAATATTTATACTCCAGTTGGAACAAACGCAAGAACATTTTACAGAATTATTGATTATGGTATAAAATCATTTAATGAAAAAATGAATAACTATAATTTAGAAAAGCAAAGAGGTAAAATTATTGTAACAAAAATTGTAGAGAAAACCAAACCAAAAACAATTACTAAAAAAACTTCACCTAAAATTCACCCAAAAACATTTGAAGTTGATACAATAAAAACTTATGAAGAAAATATTTATTCTGAAATTGTAAATTATCTAAATGTAACTGCTGGAAAAAATTTCAAACCAAATTTAAGATTAGCACAAACAAAAATTGATGAAAGATTGAAAGAAGGATATTTGCCAGAAGATTTTAAAAAAGTAATTGACATTAAATGCAAAAAATGGTTAGGAACTAAATGGGCAGATTATTTAACACCAACAACATTGTTTGGAGATAAGTTTGGAATTTATTTAAACGAAAACATTAATAGTAATAAAACTAAAAAAGAAAAAACGTATGACACAATTATCAAATCCACAGAACTCGGATGGAATGATAGTAAAGGAGAATCTAAATAGTTTACCAAATGTTTCTTCAAAAGAATTATCTATTTACAACAACGATACTAATTTAATTAAATTCAAAGACTACAATACACAAAAAGAGTTAGCTTTAATGACTGCTTTATTGGTAAAATGGTGTAATTATTTAGGTATAGAAACTCCAGATTCACAAGATTTAAATAATATATGTAATTTTATAAAAGAACATTTTGAAAATTTTAACCATCAAGATTTAGATAATGCAATTATGATGATTGTTACTTCATCTTTAGATACAGATGCAGAACATTATGGTAAATTATCAATTATATATGTACATAAATGTTTAAAAGCATATATGGTTTATAAAGGTTCAGTTTTAATTAAAATTAGACAACAATTAGATAAAATAGAATCCAGTAAAAAAAGACCAATTACTCCAGAAGAAAGAGTTGAAAATATGAAAAAATTAATAGTGTACGCTATTAATGATGTAATTAATGAAGAAAAAGTATTTTTAGATTATGGAGATGCTTTGTATAATTTTATTAAAGCAAATAAATTAATTAAACTATCAGAGCAATTAATTAAAGATGCTATGCTATATGGAGAAAATTCTTACAAAGATGAAAATAAAAAAATGGTAATGGAAGCAGTAATAAAGCACCATAATTTTAAGTCGGCTGGAGATATGATTTATGAAAAAGAAGATAAGATAAAAAAATACGCAAGACAATATGTAGTGAATGAATGGTTGAAAAAAGTTGAAGTAGAAAGTTTATTACAAAAAATAACTCCAGAAATGTTTAAATATTAAAAAAAATATTTATTTTTACATATAATATTTTTAAAATGGTAGCAAAAGGTAAAATTATTGATATTATTCATACTGAAAAAGTAACTAATTTAGTAATAATGAATAAGATAGGAGATACTAAAAAGTATGCACCTATGTGTTTTACTGCTTTTATAGAAATTAAAAGATTGATAATGATTTTAGCAATTGAAAAAGGAGATACAATCAAAATCAACTATCATATATTTTCAAAAAAGTACGGAGAGAAATATTACACTACACTATTTATAGAAAACATAAAAGTAATCGAAAAAAACAACCATCAATTATCCGTTAATTTAGATGGAGAATACATAAACTAAAACCAAGAAAAAATGCAAACTAAACTTATAATTGGAATACCAACAATTAATAGAGCCGATTTATTAAATGAAGCGTTAATTAAATATTTTGAAGATTTTATCGAAACAGAAATAGTAATTGTAGATAATGGAAATCAAGATATTATAATTAGAGAAAAAAAGTTTTTCATTTACCGACCGCATCAAAATTTAGGTGTTTCTGGTTCATGGAATATTATAATGGATTATGCAGATAAAGTAAATGCAACTCACGTTTTAATGCTTAACGATGATGTTTATTTAGGTAAAACCGAACAAGAAGTACTTTACATGATTAATCATGCTCCAGATTGTCATTTTTTTAATTCTTTAATGAATTGGAGTGCATGGATATTATCAGTAAAAGCATATAAAACTATTGGTGCATTTGACGAAAACTTTTTCCCAGCATATTTTGAAGATAACGATTATTGTTATCGTATGCGTTTATGTGGAATCGATAGAATTAACACATCTTATTTAAATCCACTTATATATAGAAATAGTCAAACTATTTTAAAAGATTCAAGTCTGAATCAAAATTTTGAAAAAAACCGACAATATTACGCAAGTAAATGGGGAGGAATACCAAGTGAAGAAAGTTTTACAACACCTTTTAATAAATAATTATGGAAGATTTAACACCACATCAAAACAAAAATCAAAATTCAACTTATGATATTAATGTAACTTATCAAAAAGATACCAGATACGACAGAAATTACATCCATCCTACTGCAATAATCGGACAAAATGTTAAGTTAGGTAAAGATAATATAATTGGTGCGTTTGTAGTAATACAAGGAAATACGGAAATTGGAAATAATAATACATTTGAACCATTTTGTTCAATTGGTAATTCTCCAGAACATAAAAAATTCTTTAAACATAAAAATTTAGATACAATTATTGGAGATAATAATGTTTTTAGAGAATATGTAACAATTAATTCTGGAACACAATTTCCAACTACACTTCAAGATGATATTATTATGTTACGTGGAAGCCACATAGGACACGATAGCTTTATTTCAAATAATTGCGTAATATCTTGTAATGTATTAATTGGAGGTCATTCTTTTTTAGGAGTAGGAGCTAATATGGGATTAGGAAGTATTTGCCATCAGTTTTCAAAAATAGGCAGTTACTCAATGATAGGTATGGGAACTATTATAACTAAAAAATCTGTAATTAATTGTTTTGGAACGTATGTTGGGAATCCAGCAAAATATATTAAAGAAAACGATTATAAAAAACAACAATTTAATTACCAACAAGTTTTAGATGTTTGTAGATTTTTTGAAGAATTAAGTTTCAGTTTTTTTAATGAACCATGAAAAGAATAACTTTATCAATGCCTTGTTTTGTGAGAAAATTAGGCACAATAAGAGCAATAGATTGTATATTAAAGCAAGATATAAATAATTGGGAAGCATTAGTGATTGGAGATGGTTGTCCAGTAATTCAAGATTTTATAGATAGTAATTATTACAAAGATGTTCAGCTTGAATGTAAAAAAAACGGAAACGATTTAATTATTGAAAATAATCCAATTAATCGTGGTGGTCATGGTTATTTTATTACTAATGATAATATACAATGGGCAAATGGTAAATATTTCGTATTTTTTGCAAATGATGATATAATCCAGCCAAATCATTTTTCTAATTATTTATCAGAAATAGAAAACACCGATTTAGATTTTGTTTATTTTAATAGTTGGGTAACACCAAGAAATCAAATTAGAAATACACAATTAGAATATGGTATGATAGGTCATTCTGAATTAATAATTAGAACTGAATTTTTACAACAAATGCCTTTACACAACGAACACTATGGACACGATTGGGAATTAATATCAAATATGGCAAATTCTGGAAAACATAAAAAAGCAACAAATCCAGAACCAACTTATTATGTAATGAGTTTGTCGGACAATAGAGAACAAGGAATTGATTAAAATAACCAAGAAACTTAAACTACAAATTATGAAAACTATTGATGAGTATAAAAGACCAATTTATGCAGAAAAAGAATTATTAGCTTTAATTGAATGTAAAAGAAGAATGGATATGAAAATTTTTCAATCTTCTTATTTTTCATGGGTAACTACAAAATGGAATTATATGCGAAAATTTTTGCTTGAAAAAGGATTTATTCAAAAACAACACACTTCTTATATTTGGATAGGTAAACAACCAGATATTAAATTGGCTGATGAATTTATAAAATATTATAAATTAATTAATAAATACGAAAAAAAAATAGTTGTAAAAAAAGTACCAGAAAGCAATCCTAATAAATTATATGAAGATTATGTTTCTTTGAGTAAACAAGTCCAAGAACTTAAAATTCAAAATAGAGAAATGTATAAAGAGTTAAAATCAGTTTTTGAACAAAAAACAAAAATTGAAAAAAACTATCAAGATTTACAAGAAAGATTAAAAAATCTTATCTAAAAATAAATTTTGTCAAACCAAAAACTTTTATTATATTTGAAAATTAAACCAAGAAACTTAAACAAATAAAATTATGCCAAAAACATTAACACCAGAGGATATTAAACTTCACGTTACAGATATTTTTAATTTTATATCAGAAGAATCAAAAACCTATACTCAAATTCAAAGACACAATTGGAGATTTAGGTCGATTAAAAATATTTTAATTAAAAAAAATATTATTTTTTCACATTACAAAATTAATTCTAAAAAAACTTATTATAAAAGTGCTTTTTTAAAATTACAACCACATCATCTTTTGCATATTTTAGAAGAATTTAAAAATGATATTAAAAAACAGAATGAAAAATTAGTTGATAATTTTATAAAAAAAGATAGAACAACTGAATTAGAACATAATAAAAAAGAAACACTTGAAGAATGTAAAAATTCTGAATATGAAAAAGAAATTAAAGATTTAGAATTTAAATTAAATATTGAAACTACTGCAAATGGATGTTTTAAACAAAGAATTAGAGAATTAGAGAAAATTCCATCATCTGCAAGAGAATTAAAATCTATACATGAAAAAGAAATTAAAAAATTAACAAATCAAATTGAAGTAGCTAATAAAGATTTAGAAACATTCCAAGAAGAACAAATTAAAATAAAAGAAGCAATAGATGATTTATCTAAAATAAATGATTTTTTAGAAAATCAAAACAAAAAATTGTTGTCTGAAAAACTTGAATTAGATTCTAAATTAAAACAACAAATTCAAGAACACGCTAAAAGATTTGATGAACTTGTTAAAGAAAGAAACAACTACATTTCAGAATATTCAAATTATATAAATGAAAAACTTGTTGAGATTGCAGATTTAAAAAATAAATTATTAAAAGAAAATAAAATTGTTTGTTACAAAATTTTTGGAATAACAATTTTTAAAGTAACCACAAATAAAAGAAACTAAAATGGCAAAAGTTATTACAATGGCAACTCCATCCAAAAAAACTAAAAAAGATAAAATTACAAATGTTTTATTTTTCGGAGATTTTAATTGCACAACTGGATTTGGAAATGTATCAAAACAATTAGTTGATAATTGGTCAAAAGACAAAAAACTTAAATTAACTATTTTCGCAATTAATGATTTTTCTGAAAAAGCATATCAGTATGCAGATAATGTAATGGTAATACCAGCACTTTCTATTTCAGAAACAAAAAAAGATGTGTATTGTAGAATTGAATTTCTAAATTTATTATATCAAAATGATTTTGATGTTGTTTTTTGCTTAAACGATATTGAAATATTTAATGAAATGGGAGAGCATTTACAAAATGTAAAATCCGAAAAAAGAAAACAAAACAAACCTAATTTTAAATCAATTGTTTATTTTCCAATTGATTCAGAGCCAAGACTTAATGATTTAAAGATACTTTCATTTTTTGATGAAGTAGTTACATACACAGAATATGCAAAAAATGTAATGAAACCATTAATTTCAGAAACACAATTTAAAAAAATAAAAGTAATTCCACATGGTTGTGATACAACAAACTTTTTTCCATTAAATGATTTTGAAAAAGCCAAAATTAAAGAAGAAAAATTTGGAGCAGATAAATTTGTGTTTGGAAGTGTAAACAGAAATTCAGCAAGAAAAGATTTAGCAAGTTTAATAATCGGATTTGCTATGTTTAAACATAAAAATCAAGCAAATGATGCTATTTTATACTTGCATTGCAATCCATTAGACAAAGCTGGAATAAACGTTTATAGACTTTGTGAAAGAGTTGGTTTAGAAGTAGGTAAAGATGTAATTGTACCAACTGATTTTAACGAAAATAATGGTGTTTCCGAATCTGAATTAAATAAGATTTATAATTCATTTGATTGTTTTATAACTACTACTACTGCCGAAGGTTGGGGATTAACTATTACAGAAGCTATGGCAACAAAAACGTTTGTAATTTGTCCAAAACATACTTCACTTGCAGAAATTTCAGATAATGGATTAAATACACTTAATTTTATGTTCGACCAGCAATCAGTTTTTGTAAATGATTTTGAAAAAATTAGATTTACAACAAATCCAAAAGAAGTGGTTACAGTATTAGAAGTTGTTTATGGTTTACATAAAGAACCAGAAGAACTAAAAGATATGGTTAGAGCAAAAATTGAAAATGCTTATAAAAAAGTTTCTGGAATGAAGTGGGAAACAATTGCTAAAAAATTCAAAGACTTAATTTACAAATTATCATAAACCAAGAAACCAATTGCAAGGATAAATGCTACAAATACTATGGAAATTACAGATTTATGGGTAAAAGTAACATACGAAGTTAGATTAGGAGATTTAGAAATGCCACAAGAAGTTTTTGACGAAATTAATGAAGCTATTGATAGGGGTCGTGATATAGATACTATGTCGGGTAATCAAGATGATGATTATATAAACGCTTCTGAATGGCTTACAGATAATATAAAAGAAAAAGATTGTATGGAATGGAAAGTTGAAATTATAGAAATAATTGAAAAATAATACAAACCCAATTGCAAGGATAAGTGCTACAAATATTATGGAATTATTTGATTTTGGTCAAGCTATAAAATGCTTGAAAGAAGGTAAAAAATTATCAAGAAAAGGATGGAATGGAAGCGGAATGTACGCTTATTATGTACCAGAAAATTCATATCCAGCACAAACAGAAATAGCTAAAAAAGAATTTGGAGAATTAGTGCCTTACAGACCTTATTTAGCTTTAAAAACTGCTCAAAACGATATTGCTACATGGAATCCAAGTACTTCTGATTGTTTAGCAGAAGATTGGTTTGTTGTAGAATAGATTATTAATAAAAAAAAGAAACCGATTGCAAGGATAAGTGCTACAAATACTATGGAATTATCAGTAAACGAAAGAGGAACAATTGAATTAAAAGAAGTTTATAATCCAATAAAACTAATTTCAGATGAAAAAGAAGAACTAATTGTTTGTATGAGGGATAGTGGTTTTGAAATTATGTATCAAGGCAAAAATTATTCTTTAAAGGAAAATGAATTAAAAGAAAAGCACCTATCCCTTTAATGGAATAAAATTTGATATAAAACCCTAATAATAAAGGCAAAAGCAATGAATTTAATAGAAGTAAATAAAAATTATAATACTCAAGCAAAATGCTTGGTTTTGTTGGAAAAATTACGTTGGGGTAAAAACGTAAAATGCACTTTTTGTTCATCTAACAAGGTTAGTATGATAAAAAGTGAGCAGGGGCGGTACTCTTGTAAGAATTGTAAAAAGTCATTTTCTGTGATTGTTGGGACAATTTTTGAAGAAACAAGATTGCCTTTACCTATATGGTTTCAGGGTATTGCTTTAATGCTAAATGCAAAAAGCAGTATGTCTGCAAAGGAAATTCAACGAAATCTTGGAATCACATATAAAACATCCTATTATATGTGTATGAGGATTCGTATTGGGATGTTAATGCCTGAAACAAAGTTAAACGGGATAATAGAGATGGACGAAAGTTACTTTGGAGGTAAAGCACGTTCAGGACATAAAATACCTGATAACGAAGTTAGTTTAGCAACTGCTACACAAAAAAGAGGGCGAGGCACAAATAAAGTTTCTGTTGTTGGAATGGTTCAGCGAAAAGGAAATGTAAAGACTAAATTAATAGATAAATTAACAAAAAGAAATTTATTATTTATGCTTAAATCTAATGCTAAAAGCGATAATTCGATTTTAATGACAGATGGATTTAAAAGTTACAAAGAACTTGAAACATATATTGACCGCCTTGTAATTAATCATTCAAAAGAGTATAGTAAAGGAATAGTGCATATCAATACAATTGAGGGTTTTTGGAGTTATGTTAAAAACGGAATAAAAGGAAGTTTTAAATCCGTAAGCAAAAAATATCTTCCATTATATTTAGTTGAGTTTGAATGGAAATTTAATCATAGATATTTCAAAGGAAATGAATTTGAAAAGTTTCTTAAAAACGCATTATTTCAAGAAAAAGAATTAGAACATTGGAAAGCCCAAAGTTCTCAACAAATTAAAAAAATAGCGTATGGAAACGAATAATAAAAAAGAACAAGAACATTTAACAACTAACTTAAAAGTTGAATTTTCTATTTGTTGTAAAAAATGCGGACAAAAAACATCTGGCAATTATACATTAATAAGGAAAATAGATATAAATGAAGATGATAGTTTAATCCCTATTATTGATATTTACAAAGAACCTAAATAAGGTTTTTTGCTAATCAATTCTAATAACTTATTTTTCTCTAATTGGTTTTTTGTTTTTATAGAGTAAGTAAGGTATTCTAAATCGTTTTCATTTATTAATACATTATTAGAAATTTTGTTTAATTCGGAATTAAAATTAGATAAATCTTTCTTTGCTTCTTTATTTGTAGGTATTGGTATTCTGAATTTAATTTCCATAGTATATATATTAAGTGGTTAAATTTAACTTCCATTAAGTATATACAAATGTATAAAAAAGTTCTTTGATAAAATAAAAAAAAGCGAGGTACAATGCCTCGCTTTAATAAAGTGAATATTATAATTGTTTTTACCAAGTATATGAAACGTAAATATTGTATTTAGTATTTCCGTTAATTATTGGAATTACTGATGGGAAATTATTAAATGAATTATAAATACTAAAAAACGAGGTACTCATACTCTGAAAGGTATTGTTGCTATCTATATCTCTTAATTCAATTTTAAATAAATTATTTACATTGGTTATTTGAAGTGGATTAGGATATGTGTATGTATATACCGTATTTGCTTGAGCGTTATTAAAAGCATTAGTACTTGTATTAGAAAATAATGTTGATGTAGTTGCGTCTGAAAATAATATTGCTATGTCAGGTGCGTTTTGACTTGAGTCTAAAGGAACATAATCCCAAAAACCAGTTACTGCGGAAGGGTCTGTTGCAGGAAAACTAACAATTTCAATTTTAGAAATAGAAATTTTAGTTGGTGTTACTTGAATTGAGCAATTGCTTCCTGTGTAACCTTGAGGACAATTTGGAACAGGACTTGAATTTGTTTCAGAATCTTCAGAACAACTAAAAGCCGTTAAAATTAAAAATAAAACGAATGATTTTTTAAATAGTGTTTTCATAAAATTTCTTGATAAACCTTGTTCCGTAGGTTTTTTAAAATTAGTTAAAAACCAAAAGCGTGGAACAAACTCCAATCTGTAACTCGGGTATCGCCAAACACCCACTCAACAAGATAAGAGAAGTCCACGCAGTTCGTGAACGTTCACTTATTAATTCTTTGTTGAGTTTTTTGAAATTGGCGATTTCGAGTAACAAGATTAATAGCTAACGCTTATGGTATGGTAAGAACGTTTATTTGATATTCACTTTATTTTAATTTTATTTTGTCAAATGTATTAAAAAGAAAAACATAAACAAACAATAAAAAACAATATTCCATTAAAGGGATAAGTACGAAAAGAAATGAGAAATTTTAAGAATGTAAAAAGCAATAAAGATACAATTGAAGAATTAAACACTATTTATGGAGATTGCTCAATAGACCAAACTTCAAATTTTCAAGTTCCATCTAATTAATAAGCCAAAAAACCAATTGCAAGGATAAATGCTACAAATACTATGGAAAATCAAACACAAAGAGAATTAACATTCGGAGAAAAAGCAGTAGGATTAACTTTTAATCCATCTGGAGATGAAAAAGTAAATAAAGCAAAGCGATTAATGGCAGATGCTTTAGACTTGCTAAAAGATTCAGAATTAGAAAAAACAGAATACGGAAATAAAATGACAAGTTGGGAAGCAAATGTTTTTAGAACAAATGCTTTCAATAAAATTGTTGATGCTCAAATGTCTTTAGTTAAATACATAACGTGGAAATAAGATATGGAAAATACATTTTTAGACAGATTAAAAACTGAAAAAAACGAACTACTTGATAAAACAACTAAATTAGGAATGTTTTTAACATCCGATAAATCAAAAGAATTGTCAGATGCAAATATTTTATTATTAAAGCAACAATTTGAGATAATGAACGCTTATTTAAATATTTTGATAATTAGAGTAGAATTATTAGAAGCGACAGAAAGTAAATAACAAAAAAAACCACCAATTAGGTGGTTTTTCTTTTTGTCTTTTAAAATTATTTTTTAAAAGCACCAACTTTGTAGGCAACTAATACCAATAAGGCAATAGTAATTGTGTTATGAACGTTTGTTCCACCTAACCAATTTGGAGATTTAATGTCGAATAATCCTTCCATCTTTTTTAGTTTTTATATTAATTAATAACAACAAATGTAAACAAAGACAATTAATATTATAAATAATAAAAAAAGAATAATCGAAACAAATAGTAAGCTAAATTATTTTATTTAAAAGAAATTAAAAAAAGTTATTATTTATAATAAAACCATTATATTTGTTTTTTGATATAAAAATAATTATGAAAAAAAATAAATTCACAGAATCTAAAGCTGAAAACAACCCTACTGGTGGTGTTTTAGTCGGTAAAAGACAAGGGCAAACAATAATTCATAATAAAGGAACATTAAGTGGTTATTTAGTTGGTAAAACACACGCAGAAGGTGGTATAAAAGCAATAAATAAATCTACTGGACAACCATTAGAAATGCAAGGTGGAGAAGTTGTTATTACTGCACCAGCAGTTTCAGACCAAACAAAACATAATTTTGATGGAGAAATGCTTACGAATCGTGAAATACTTTCAAAAATTAACGAAAAAGGTGGTGGTGTATCATTTGCAAAAGGTGGAGATGTTCCAAAAAAATTAAAATCAACTGGTGCAAGTTATAATTATGGAGGTCAAACTATGACAGACCATGAAATTGTTACTTTAATAAATGGTGGATATGTAAGTTATAAAGATAAATATAACAGAAAATATAAATACAAAAAAAATACTTCACATAGTTTAGAAGAAATTGCAAAAGATACTGGAATTTCACTAAAAGGAATTAAGCAAATTTACAATAAAGGAATCGGTGCTTATAAAACTAATCCATCCAGCGTTAGACCAAATGTTAAGTCAAAAGAACAATGGGCAATGGCAAGAGTTTATAGTGCAGTTATGGGTGGTAAAGCATCTAAAATTGATTCTAATGAATTAAAAATGAATAATGGTGGAAAAGTAAATTTAGTTTCTGAATCAAAAAAAGGCGACCATACTTCAAGAGATTTAAATAATTATAATGATTTATTAGATGTTGGAGCAGATGGAGAAGTTGGTATGGATAATGGATTAGCTTTTGCAAAAGGTGGAAGTCTGGATTTTTTAGATGATGTAGAACAAATTTTTGCCAGAGGTGGTGCTACTGATATTATTGTAAACAACTGGAATGATATACCAGATGATTTTAAAAGCATTACATTACCTAAACAGATTGAATGGTCAGCAAACCCAACTAACAAAGGTTTATATGAAATTGTAAAACCATTTTTAGAAGTAAAAGACACAAGACCAGCAATGCAAGGTATTAACTTTGATGATATTGGTATTACTGCTACTAATTCACACATTTTATTAAATATACCTTATGCAGATACTGGATTTGAAGGAGTTTATAAGCCAGTTAAATTACCAAAATCTGATTTAATTTCATCCACTAAAATTGATGTAAAATATCCAAATTATAAACAAGTAATTCCTACTGAAAAAGATATAACTAAAGTTTTTGAATATATAAATATAGAAAAACTATTAACTTATTGTAAAATTGCAAAAAATTTTTCTGGAAAAAATGAAATTGTTTTTAAAATTAATAATGAACAAATGCAATTTTTTCCAGATTATATAATAGATGTTATAACTTCTTGGATTAAACTTACTGGTTTATCTTATGCTGATATTAGTTTTCAAACAAATAGGAAAGCATTAGTATTTAGTGGAAATCCAACTTTTACTTTAGGTATAAATAGAATTGCTTTAATAATGCCTTCTATTTATGGTAGTCAAAGAAAATTAGGTGCAAGAAACGAAAAGAAAAAAGCAGAATTAAATGTTTACTTTGATTTTGATAATAATGAAATTCATAATTCAGATGGAAGTGTAGTAACTGATTGGAGTGAGAAACCTAAAAAAACTCGTAAGCCACGAGCAAAAAAGGTAACAGAAACTACTTTAACAGAATTACCAGAACTTATAAAAATAGGTTTTGCTGATTCAATTGAAATATTACCAAAACCAATAAGAGATTTAATTGCTTATGAGCAATTACTGATGGGAGCAACAATGGAAGAAGTTGTAAAATCTTCAAAAAGCGATACAATAAATAGTGTTTTTGGTTGGGATGATACAACTGATGGAGGAGATTTTTGGTCAAGAATTTCTAATGGTAATTTATTTTATTTTAAAGAAAAATACGGAAAAGCTGGAGAGAAGGCAACTGAATTATTAAATAAATTTTTAGATAAAAAAGGTTTAACTACATCTGAAACTAAACCATTTGATTTAACAAATACAAAAATCTGGATTGGAGATAATCCAGAATTATCAAGAGCAGTCCAAATGAAAGCATTTCAATTAGGATGGAGATGGTCGTCTGGAAAAACACCTAAATATTTAGAAGGAAAAAGTTTGTTTTTTTACGATGATAAGTCAATAGCATATTCTACTAATAGTAAAACTAATTTTGATAACGACCCTAAAAGAGAAATTTTTGCATCTGATTTAACGTCAGAAGCACAAGCACAATTACCAAAGACAACTTCTGTCGAACCTAAACCTATTTTAGAAAAAGTTAATTTTGAATTAGAACATAAGTTTTTAACCAGCAGAATAAATGATTTATCTTTAGAACTAAATGTAAAGAAACTTATTTTAAGTAGAGAAGAAATTAGTTTCTACCAAAGAGAAATTAATAAGTTTATTCAGTTGTTAAGAAACGTAAATGAAAAAGAACAAGCGAGTAAAACTATTTCAGAAAGATTTGATGCTATTTATTCTGTGAAGTTTGGAGATTTCAAAAAAGAATATCCAACTGCTGATTTAAAATCTATAAATGGATTAACAACAGAATTAACAGAGCAAGAATATTTAGATGTTAGAACACCAGAATTTAAAGCATTTTTTGGAGATTGGCAAAACGCTTATCTAACAAATAATTACGATTCTGTATCTAAAGTCGTTAATGAAAAAACAAAAGAACCAATGCCAGTTTATCATGGTACAAATGTTTTGTTTACAAATTGGAAAACATACGAAACTAACAATGCACATTATTTTGCAGTAAGAAGGGATTTTTCAGATTTCTTTGCAACAACTTGGGAAGAAAGAACTGATAAGAGTGCATTAGATTCAAAAACAATAAAAAGTTTAAACCCAAACAAAGGTACGTTTATGTTTAGATGTTTTATTGATGTAAAGAATCCAATTGACTTTTCAAAATTTGGTGTAGAAAAATATCCAGTAAGTGATTTTTTAACATATTTAAAAATTAATTACAATATTGCAGATTATGATTTTTGGACAAATATTAGTTTTAAAGATAAAGTAGATAAAGATACAATGGTATATGCTTGGCAAATAATTAGATTATGGCAGTCGTTTACACAATATGTAAAATTATTTACTATGCACGATGGTTACATATTTTATGAATTTTTACCAGATTCTCCAAAATTAAGTATGGATGATGCTTCATTATGTTATTGTGCTTTTGATAGTAACCAAATAAAGTTTAACGATGCTTATGAATTTAATGCTTTGTCTAATGATTCCAGATTTGATTTTGGAGGTAAATTATAAATTATGAAAAACTTTGATGCACAAGTACAAGAATTAAAAGAATTAGCTTTAGAAAGAAATTTAGAAGTAAATTTAAAAATGTCAAAAATAGATTTATATGCAACAAGCAGTTATGATGTTGTAGATACTGAAACTGGAGATGTTTACGAATTTATTATATATAATAATAAATATTTATTTCAAGGAGATGATACAAAAAGAAGATATGCAGAAACATATATTCTAAAAAAGTTACAATTTGAAATGTTGTCTTATGAAGATAAATTAAAATCTTTACAACTGGTTTCAACATTTTTTAATTTGGAAGATTTTAATAAAAGTGAAGAAAATCTTTTTGAAAATAATTTAAATAAAAGAAAACAATCTACTGAAACTTTTAATGAATTAGAATATTATATAAGATTTGACAGAAATCAAAAATTATATAAATTTGATATTCTTTTAAAAATAAAACAACAAACTGATAAAACATATAGAATAGATTGTAGTATTGATGTAATTGAAAAAATAATAGAAAATGTTAGAGAAGATGGCGTTGATGATAAGTACTATTATACAACAATAGAACAAGCCGAATTTGATAATTTTCCAGATGTAATTGATTTTTTTAATACACTTTACGAAACTGCATCTTTAGAATTTAATAAACTTTTAAGTGAAGAAATAAAAAAAATCACAAAAGAAGAACAAAAGAAACAACAAGAAGAAAAAGGCGAAGAAGGAGAAAAAGGCGAAGAAGGAGAAGGAGAAGGAGAAGGAGAAGGAGAAGGAGAAGGAGAAGGAGAAGGAGAAGGAGAAGGAGAAGGTCAAGATGGTGCTGAAAAGAAAGGTGGTCAAAAAGGTGGTCAAAAGGGTGGTAAACCAAGTTTAGAAGATTTAATAGATGATATTTTAGATTCTGAAAAATCTGGTGCAGATGGTCAATCTACAAAAAAACCTAATGAAATTGATTTAGAAGATTTTATAAATGAAATACAAAAAGGTAATGTTGAAAACAAAGATTTTACCGAGCAGTATAAAAATGAAGATTTATCTAAAAAAATTCAAGATGAAAAAAATAGTTCATCCGATGAAGGTATGTCAAGTGAAGAAGGTCAAGACGGAAAAATGGATTTACCAAAATCAGATGATACAGAACAGAAATATGATATACTAAATGGAATGGCACGTTTTTTAGATGCAGATGTAAGTGATTTAAAACGTAGATTTCCAACAGAAAAATCAATAAAATCTTTTTTCTTATCTTTACAAAGAAATGAAATAAATGAATTATCAGAATTTTCTAATTTATCAACAGAATTAACAATTCCAGAAGCGAAAAAAATATTACAAGACAACTTTATAAATGATTTAAAAAACATATAAAATGAAAAGAGAAGAATTAGAGCAAATAATTAACGACCCATCAATTAGTCAAATTGTAAAAGATGATGCAGTTGAGCAATTGAAAAAATTAGATACAATTGAACAATCTGAATCTTTAAAAGTGGATTCTGAAATTACTTTTGCTATTAAAGAATTTAATAATTCTATTGAAAAATTAGTTAATAAAGGTGTTGATAAACAACAAGTTGCAGATATTGTTGATGAAAAATTTAGAGATACTAAAATTGGTAAAGCAAATTTAGATGAAAGCGTATTAGAATTAATAGGTAAAACTCAAAGTGTTCAAATTATCAACTGGCAAAATGTAAAAGTTAAAACATCAGATGGTAAGAAAAGACAAATTTTTGATTTAATGCTATCAGATTTTGAAGCTGGAAACAACGTATTCTTATATGGTGGTGCTGGTACTGGTAAAACATTTATTGCTGGTCAAATAGCATCAGCTATGAATTACAAATTAATTACATTAAACTGCAATCAGTTTACTTCTCCATTAGATATTGTAGGAGGACAAACAATTGAAGGTTATCAAGAAGGAAAATTAATTAGAGCATTTGGTTACAATCCAGAAATTGAAAAGGAAATGAATCCAGAAACTGGTAAATTTTATTCTGGTGCAGTATTGCTTTTAGACGAATTACCAAAACTTGACCCAAATACTGCTGGAGTTTTAAATGATGGTTTATCAAAAATCAAAGACCCATCAAGAAGAAGTCAAGATGGTATGGAGATTAAACCAACTATTGAGAATGGTAGAGGACAAGTAATTTCAAAAGGAAACATATTTGTTATAGCAACTGGAAACTCTTTGTTAAATGAAGCTGATGTAAACTATGAAGCAAACTTCAAACAAGATTTATCTTTACAAGATAGATTTGCTGGTAGTACATACGAATTGATTATTGACCCACAATACGAATTAGATAATCTAATGAAGAATATTAAAGTAATGGATGATATTGTAAATTTCACTTTTATTTTTAATTTCTTATTTAGATTAAGAAATTCTGTTGAAGAAAATAAATTTTCAAGTAGAGCATTTGTATCACAACGTTTGATGATTTCATTTAGAGATACTTACATTGCTTATAGATTAAACGAAATGCAAGGAGATAAAAAAATACAAAATGCTAAAACATTGCAAATAGCAACTAAAACATTTTTAGATTTATTTACCGAGCAACAAAGAAGTGTTTTAGAAGCTGATGTTAATGTAGATGAATTTTTTGATTTAATAAATTTAAAAAACACTAAAAGTCTTAACGATTTAGAATCGCCAGAAGATAAACAACAAGCTGAAATGTTAATTGAACAATTTGATATTAAAAACGCAAACAAAATCAAATAATGATTGAAACAAAAAACAATTTTATTGAATTTGGATTTGACCCTTTTAAGTTTATAGAAGATGGTCTTAAAATTGTTACGGACAACAATTTAAGGTCAGAAGCTACTGAAAGAAGTGTTGCTGGTGGATATAGTGTTTTTGGAAAAGATTATAATTGGTATGGATATAAAAGCAGTTCTACAAAATCTTTTGCCGAACAATTTGATATTAATTCTGGATTAGGTAGTTTTTTAGACCAAGATTTATTAACTAAAGTTGAAGATATTTATTCAAACATTAATGCTAAACTTGATTTAGGTGGAGATGCAAAACAACAAAGAATAAAATTCACAGATAGACCATTAGGTATATTTAGTTTTTCACAAGCCAGTAAAGGTTTAATCAGACCAGTTGAATATTATTCTAAAACCGAAAATAAGATTATTTCTCCAAATGATGTTTTTGAAGGACAGATAAAAGAAATGAAATACTTTTATTATCTTAAAGACGATAAAGAAATATTAGTTGAAAGAAGGCAAGAAGGAACAACACAAATTAAAGAGAATTGCGAATCAGTAATATTGAAGTTAGACGAACAATCAAATCTAATATTACCTTATGATGCAGATGGTAAAATTGTAAACGAATGTAAAGGAGCTAAATTAAGATACGCTTCTTTAAATAAAAAGGTTTATGCTTACAGAGAAAAGAAAGGTGGTGGAATTGCTCCCTATGTTGATTTGTATGTTTCTACTGGAGGTATAGGAAGTTTGAATCCAGAAGAAATGATTATACGTTCATTGCCAAATATTTTATTATCAAGAATTTTAGAAAAAGCTGGAGTTCGTGTTAGAATATTTGCTTACTGGTCAAATAGAGATTATGACAAAAAAAGGGATTTCAATACTATGTTCATGCTTAAAAACTATGGAGAAACAATTAACATAAATAAAATTGCAGTATTTACTTCTGACACAAGATTTTATCGTTATTGGTTAGCAAATAGTACAATAGGATGGTATTATAAAATGTGTGGAGATGATAAAAGTGGTTTTTCAACTACTGGTACATTAAACCCATCAACTTTTATGCGAGAAATTTTACCTAAAATTAGAAACTATGTAAGTTACAAAATTAAAACTGGAGAATTTCCATCCCAAGTAGTTGATAAAAGATTAATGTTATTTGCAAATATGGATGTTACGGATAGTGATAAAATTGAAAGTCCAGATATAGAAAAAGAAATTATTAAAAAGTTTTATTCGATATTGGATTACATTCAGATAACATTAAGTAAAACACCAAGAAACGTAATAAAAGATATAGTTAAAAGAGAAACAGATGCTGGTAAAAGTTTGTATGATATTAAAAGGTATTTAAAAAGTACCATAACAGATATTTTAACACCAACAAATGAATTGCAACAAGATAGTCCAGAAGAATTGAAAAGAAAATTACAAGAAGGACAATTGACAAAAAAAGAATTTGACAAAAAATTAGCAGTTTCAATACAATTAGATTCAGTAGAAGAAGCTGATAAAATTATTGATGCAAGAGATAGGTATAATGATATAATCAACAATTTAATAACCTAATAATGAATTTAGATAGAATACATTTTAAAGTACAAAACGATAGTTTATTAATACTTAACCAAATTTCAGAATTAAAAAAACTGAATTTATTAGTTAGGTTTGATGCGTCATTGTATAGCGAACAAACTATAAATACTGGTGGTAAAATACGAGCATTAAATTTAAAAAGCGTAGAACAATTTAAAGGATTGAAACCATTTAATGTTTTAAGCGAAACACAACTTTTAGATTTATACCAAATTGGAGTTTTAGAAAATTTAGATAAATACAATTTCAAAATAAATGTAAGTGATTTAGTAAGCTATAACAATAGAAATTTTATTGTATTAGGAATAGTTGTTAATACTTATGCTCAATGGAATTTACCTACACCATTATTATTTAATCCAAACGCTATGTCAAATGATGTAAAATCTTTGTATGGAAGTAGATTAACAGAAGTACAAATTGTTGAGAGAATAAATGATAATTTTCAAAAAGGTAAATACGATAATGATATTGTGATTCCACTTGTTGATATGGCAAAGCCAAAAGATGTAATAAGTGTAGTTAAACCTTTAATTTCTGAAAAAGATACGCTTGATGTTTTTTCAAAAATATTAAAATTAAAAAACGCAGATTTTGAGATTAAAAAAGATGTTTTCATTAATACCATTGCAGATTTAAAAGCAGAAGAAATAGTTTCATTAAAATCAAGAGATGAAGATTTATACAATAGCTTTAACTTATTTACAAAGTCATTAAACGATATTATAAATAAAAAAATTGAATCTATACCAGCAACAGAAAAAGAAAAACCAGCAAGAAAACCACGAGCAAAAAAAGAAGTTGCTCCAGTTGTAGAAAAAGAATTGCTTACAGATTTGAGTAATACTAAATTTTGGTTTGGAAATGATTATGAACTTGGTAAAAAAGTTTTAGATAAAGCAGTTGAACTTGGATGGGGAAAATTATCATCATCTTTAATTGGAAAAGAAGCACTTTATTTTGTTGGAAAAGAAGCACTTTATTTTGATGGAAGTAAAAGAACATATTTTACAAGTGTAGGTCGTGAATATTTTGATAAAGAACCAGAAAGAGAAATTTTTTATGAAGATTTGTTTGGAAAAGATTTACCAAAGACAACCTCTGTCGAACCAGCAACTAAAAAAGATGAATTACCAGATAGTTTTGATGTAGTAGGAACATTAGTAAAAGATTTTCCAAAAGGATTATATGAATTAACAATGTTTGAATCTATAAAACAAGGCAGAATAACTGGAGAAATTAAAAATCAAAAACTATATCAAGCAATAGATTGGGGAAGAACAACAGATGGTGGAGATTTTTGGGTAAAAATTAACGATGGAGATTTAACTGAATTTAAAGAAAAATATGGTAAAAATGGAGAATTAGCAATAAAGATGTTTCAAGATTACATGAAAAAAGTTGCATCAGCTAAAGAAGATACTGAAATTGAAAATTCAGAAGTAAAAGCAGTAGAATTAATTGTTTATCCACCAAAAGGAGAAGTTGTTAATATTAGAACAGAAAGTTTGTATTCATTACACGATATTGTTAGATTTGTATTAGATAAATTTAAAATGAAAACTATGAGGTTTAATTTTAATGCTATTACTGATTTAGCATCATATACAACACAAATTAGTTTTAATGAAAATGATTCTCCAGATGATTTATTAAGAAATTTATCAAAACAATATGATACATTTGTAAAACCAGAATTAATTTGGAAAAATTTTGAAGAAAAACAAACCTACATTGATTTTGTTAAAATAGTTAATGATGCTTTTAAAGTTGAAGTTGAGAAAAAACCATTTTTTGCTCCACCAACTAAACCAGTTGAAGTTAAAAAAGCAAGAGCAATTGTAATTGACAAGAAAAAAATAGAAGAAAAGAAAAAAGAAATTGAACAGATTTCAAAACAAATTAAAAAAGAACAACCAGTTAAAATAACAAAACCAAAAATAACAAAACCAAAAGTGGAAGATGACCTTTCCTTTTTAGATGATTTAGACAACATTTTTTAAAAAACAAATTATGACAATTAAAGAAAAATTTAGTTCAATTGACCAAAGCAAATTGACTGCCGAACAAAAATCATTTTTAAGTAAAATTAAAAATGTAACAAAAGATTTTAGTATAAAAGACAAAGATGTTAATGATAAAGTAGAAGGTGCATTAGATAAAATGATTGCCACTTTAAAAGATAAGATGCCAGAAGCTATAAAAAGTACTACTGCACCTAAAACACCACGAAAAAGAAGTGTTATGTCAGTTGCTAAAGAAATAAAAAAACCAGAGGAATCTTTTGAAGAAGCAAAAAAAAGAGCAACCAAGAAAATTGCTGATGATAAGCAATCTGTAAAAGAAACAATAAAGTCTGAACTTGATAAATTAAATGAATTTATTAAGAAGAAAAAAACGCTTCAAAGTATTAAAGGTACTGATTTACTAATCGATTCAAAAAGAAAAGCAAAACCAGTTGGTAGAAGATTATCAAAAACTGGTAATGTGTATTATGAATATCGTGATAGTAAAACAGATAGATTGTCGCCAGACTATCCTAAAAACGCACCTTATTTAGCTGGTGGTGGAGATGTTAAATTTGTTGAAGATTTTTCAAATGGAGATGGAATACAAGTTTCAGAAAGTAAATCAGAAGATGGAAAAACATTTTATACTGCTTTTGTAACTTCTTATCCATTTAGAAAACTAATTCCTATGAATGAAAATAAAGATGTTGTAGTAAAAAGAGCAAAAAAAATATATTCTGATATGTTAGAATATAAAAAATCTGAAAAATCTGAAAAATTTGAATTAGGTGGTAGTCTTATGCAAAATAAAAAATTAAAGAAAAATGATGTTAATTACAATGTTACAATATTGCCAACTGGAGATTTTTCTGATACATATAATTTGATAATTCAAAGAAATTCTAATGAATTTGGAGGTTCATCTCATTCAGTTATTAAAATACTATCTGAAAAAGAAGCTAAAAGAATTTTTGATAAAGTTAATGATTCAAATGCAGAAGAAATGTATAGAATTTTTGCTAAAATGCCAAGTCATAAAAACAAAAAATTTGAATTAGGTGGTTCAGTAGTTACAGATTTAGCTGGTCATACTGGAGGTACATTAGGTACTGGAAATCAAGGTATGTTAGATGGATTTAGCAATACTGCATATAGTGGATTAGTTGGAGAAACTGGTGCTATGTCAAGTGGAGAAATGTTTATGAATGGTGGTAAAATTGATAAAAATTTTGATTTATCTGGTTATAAAAAATGGATAACATTTAATAATTTAGAAGAAGCAAAAGAATATGTTGATATGGATAGAAAAAAATATCCAAGAGTAAAAGAATCAGTTGTAATTAAAGAAGGAAATAAATTTCAAGTTTGGGTAATTCCAGCTACTGGAGTTGAAACTGGTAATAGAGTATATGCTAATGGTGGAGGAGTAGCAATGGCAAACCAACAAGTTATTGATGATGCTTCACAAGGATATGTAAACTATTATTTAGGAGAAGGAGCAAGTCAAGGTATTTATGCTAAAGGTGGTGCTATTAAAAATCAATACGCTGGTAGAACACCAGAAGATGTTTGGGATAGTTTAACTGAAATTCAAAGAAAACATTTTTTATTAGACCATTATAAAAGTTATGATACTGAATTTTTAGAATTTAATTCTGGAGAAGAATTTGAGCAAAGTAAAATTAAAGATTTACAAGATGAAGCTAAAGAAAATATTGTTTCTTACTCAAAAAAAACTTGGAAAAAGTTATCTGGAGATATTAGAAAAGCATTTACATCCCACGTTAAAGAAGGTCAGTATGCAAGAGGTGGTGGAGTACGAAAAGTAGGAAACAGAGAATATTCTTACGGAAGAAACTGGACAAACGACCATAGACACGTTAATAAAGGCGAAAACCATGAAGTTACATATAACAGAAAAGGTAAGTTTTTAGGTATATTTGCTGGTGGTGGTTCATTAACTAATGAATTTAAAGAAATTGAAGATTTTGGTAGTGAGCAATATTTTATTAGAGATTTTGGTCATGTAATAATTGAAGATGATAAAAAAATTGAACTTGTTGTAGTAGCAAGATTAATTGACCTTGATGATTTTATGTCAGAAGATGAAATCCCAAGCGAAGGAAAATATCAACTTGATTTTGACCTTGTTCCTAAAGAAAAATATTTAAGTAAAAGCAGAAAAAATTTAGTTAATGATGAAGATAATTCAATTTCAAGCATTACAGAAATAAATGTAGTTAATTATATGGGTGGTTTAAGATTTGAACCATCAGATAAAAATTACTTTAAAACTTTTGAATCAGCTAAAAATTATTTGATGTCAAAAGAATTAAATGATAAAATTTCTGGAATGGGAATAATGTCTGGATTTATAATGGATATGCCTTATAACAGAATGGGTAAAACTAATTGGGAACAATTATATTACATTTTAGGTTTAACAGATAGTTATGCTAAAGGTGGTTCAGTAACTAACGAAAGAAAGCACGTTAATAAAGATGAAGATTATGAAGTTAGATATGCAAAACCAAGACCATCAAGAAAAGGTTATTTAGGTAAACGTGAATTTATGGCTGGAGGAAAAATTGAAACACCAAAAATATATGTTGCTGATTTAGAAGCATACAATAACGGAAGATTAGTTGGAGAATGGTTAGATTTAACTGATTATAATGATGCAGATGAATTAATGGATGCAATACAAGATGTATTAAAAAAATCTGGAGGAGAAGAATATGCAATTCATGATTATGAAAATCTACCAAGAAGTATGTATTCGGAATATATGGGAGCAAGAGATTTTGCTGAATTATATGAAATGATGGATTTAGCAAAAGAAAATGATTTACCTTTGGATGTTGTAATGGATATTGTAAGTCAATTCGATAGAAGTGCATTAGATGAATTTACTGGAGTTTATGATAGTGAACAAGATTTTGCAGAACAATTAGTTGAAGAATTAGGTTTAGAAAATTTCAATAGTCCAGAATATTACGTTTATATTTCTGAAACAGACAGAAGATTAATGGCTGGAGAAGAATCTGATTTCTATGTAGAGGATATTAAAGAAGAAGATGGTGGTCGTAGAATTATTGAAGAAGCCGATTTAGATTTAGATGAATACGATGAAGCTAATTCTGATAGACAAGAAGAAATGGTTGATGAAGCAACAGAAATTGTACGTGAGAAACTTTATGATTACTATTATGAAGGATTAGATGACCCTTACTACTTTTTAGTAGATGAAAGAGGATTGTACTCTCCAGAAGATTTCTTTAAAGCAAATATTGTTCAAGTTGATTATGAAAAATTAGCAGATGCTTTAGAAGATGATTATACGTTTGTAAGACATGATGGTCAAATTTACGTTTTCAATATTAGATAATTAAAAATAGCTGGAGGAGTAAAATTCTCCAGCTTTAAAAAAAATGTTATGACAAAGAAATTAATAGGTAATCAATCAAGAATTGATATGAATAAAAATGGCAGAATTGATGCCGAAGATTTTAAAATTTTACGTTCATCAATGAATGGTGCATTTAGAAACGAAAGAAAGCACGTTAATCATAGTGAAGATTATGAAGTACGTTATGCAAAGCCAAGACCAAATAGAACTGGATATAAAGGAAAACGTAGTTTTGATGATGGTGGTTCAATTGATGCTTTTACAATAAGAATGGTAAGAGGAACATCTGGTAAACCAACGGAAGTTGTTTCAGACCCAAGAGAAGTAAAATTTGCTACTGGTGGTGGTGTAGAATATGTACCAGTAAATCAAAAAATATCTAAAAAAGAAAAAGATGAATTTTTAGAATATATTGATGGATTTTATGGTAAAAAAGGAATTTATGCAGATGATTTAAAAGGTGGTTTTTCTAAAATAGAATTAAGAAAAGCAATGAATACATATTTAAAACAATTAGGTTCAGCACCTACATGGGGATATGGAGATTCTGTTGATAGAGAAAGAGTTAGACAAATACTTCAACCATCATACAAAATGTTTAATGAAGGTGGTTTTATGTCAAGATTATTAACTCGTAAAAAAGACCAACCAAAAGTTGAAACTATTAATGAAGATATTGATTTAAAAGATGATTCAAGAATTAGAGTAAAGTCATCAAGTTTTGTTAGAAAAGATAAAGAAGGAGATTGGATGATGAAAAAAAATTCATCTAAAGAAGCAAGAGCATACGCTGGTGGTGGAAAAATTACAATAAGAAATATTGATTGGGCAAACGCTGATAATAAAAAATTAGGTGTTTGGTTATTAACATCAGTAGATGGAAATAAAATATTGCAAAATTCAAAAAACGCAAAAGAACTTGAAGAAAATGTAATGGATTATTACAAAAAAAGAGGTTCAATAGCAAGAATGAAATGGGATGAAGATGAAGATGAAGGTTTATCTTGGGTAACTTTCGGTGATTTATTTTTAGAAATAAAATCATTAGGTTCTGAAAAGAAACTTGAAGGTGGTGGTAAAACAGAAACTCCAGCAAAAAAAGGAAAAGGAAACCACAAAATGAAAGCTACTACTGATTTAGCAAGAAAAATCCGTAAGGATGGAGAAAAATGGACAGATGCTATAAAACGTGCAAGTCAGCAACTAAAATAAATTTTAAAAATATATATTATGATTAAATTCACAATAGTAAACGGAAGTTTACAAATATCAAGAGGAACAACAAATGTTCTTTATATGCCAAATTTATACATTGGATTAGATTCATTAAGTTTATATGAAGCTGAACCAAGAGTTATTTTATTTAATATTACTCAATCGCCAAGTTTTGTGGTTTTTGAAGGTCTATTATCTGAATGTACAGATGATGTTGGCACACCATTTACTTTAAATTCATTTTTAACTTTTGCTTCAAATTATTTTGGTACTTCTTCTTCAACAATAATAGCTGGAGATGTAAATGCTTTTATTACTAATGATGTAAATAATCCAGTGCCTATAACTGGAACTGGTGTTGGTGGTGCTATTTCTGTAACTGGTGCTTTAACTGATGCTCAAATTAGAGCAACACCTTTGCCTATTAGCCCAAGAGCAAACACATTAGGAACTGGTGGAACAACACCATATAAATTAATTTCAACTGCTTCTACAAATGCAAATAGTGTAAAAGGAAGTGCTGGTAATTTATATTCTATTGTAGCAATTGGACAAACAAGTACAATTAGATACTTAAAGTTATATAACAAAGCAACTGCACCATCTGTTGGTACAGATGTTCCAGTAATGACTATTCCAGTTCCAGCTAATTTGCAAGGTGCTGGTGTTTCTATTCCTTTTTCTATGGGAGTAAATTTCTCTTTAGGAATAAGTCTTGCTATTACAAGTGGTTCAGCAGACAATGATACTGGTGTTGTAGGTGCTGGAGATGTGATTCTTAATTTAACTTACGCATAATATGTTAACGTTATTAGGAGTAGGACAAGGACAAGTATCCACTTCATTTGATGCAGATTATCAAGCTGTATTAGATAGAGGTACAGCTTTAGGTTATACTTTACCAACAGATGGACAAAAAATAAAACAAAATCAATTATTAATTAATTTAAAAGCTAATGGTATTTGGGCAAAATTAGATGTGTTTTATAACTTTGCTAATGATGGAAGTTCTGGATTTGCAACATTAAATTGGAAATCACCAACAACAAGACAATGTACATTAGTTGCTTCTCCTAACTTTATATCAAATCAAGGTTTTCAAGGTACAGGAACAAGTTATATAAGTACAAACTTTAACCCTACTATTGGTACAAATCAATATACTTTAAGTAATGCGAGTAGGTATATTTATATGTATCAAGGAGTAAATTCTGCAAATGTTTCTTTAGATGGTACAAGTTCCACTACAATAAATGGAATTAGAAGGGAAAGCAGTACAAGTCAAAGAATAAACCAAAGTACAAATCCTTTAAGTCTGCCTTTTGATTTTACAATAACAAGAGGTATGAAATCAATACATAGAACAAGCTCAGTAAATGTTAGTTTATATAATGATACAATAGGTGCTAATTTAGGTTCTTTAGAGGTTTCTCTTGCAAACTCTATCCAATTTATTTTAAGAGGGTATAATGCAACTACTTACGGAACACATACTATATCTATGTATGCGATGGGTTCCTCTTTAGTTTCTGAAAACACAAATTTTGTTAACACTTATGATACATATATAAATTCAATCTAATATGAAAGTATTACACGCAAACGAAGAACAATATAAAAACCTAAATGGTTATAAAAACGATTTTTCATTATTGGAATTTACCAAAGACGCATTTGATAGATGGATAGTCGGCATGGGTGTTTTAAAAGACCCTAATTTTATAGAAATTCACGACCAGTTAAATGAATTGGAAGAAATAGAATATGTGCCAGTTTTGGAAGAAGAATAAAACATTATAAAACAAATAATTACGACTTTAAAAGTAAGTTGTTTATAAAAAAATATTATATTTGTAAATTATTAACTTAAATAAAAAGAAAACTATGGACAAAATTGAATTGTTATTAAAGGAATTAGATAATCGTGTACCTAAAAGTGTAGGTTTGAAATTGGATGAATATTATGATTTATGCGATAGATTAGAAGTCGCAGAAGAAGAATTAAAAGAAAATCCATCTACTGAAAATCAAGAGAAATATGATGAAGCAAATCAATATGTAGCATCATTAAACTCAAAAATAGTTTCACAATTAACTGATTTAGTAAAAGCAAAAAAAGAAAATGTAGCTGGAACACCAGCACCAATTGTAACACCAGCTGAAACACCAAAAGAAGAAAAAAAAGGTGTAAGTATTTTTGGAATAGCATTAGGTGTAGTTTTATTAGTTGGAACTGCTGGAGCATACAATTACTTTTCAAAAAACAAGTAATTAATTAAATTAAATATTATGAACACAAAAACAAAAGCATTAGTAGTTACTGGATTAGCAATAGTAGGTGCATTATCAGTTTACATGTTTCTTATGAAACCAAAAAAGAATGATGATGGATTTTACAATATGTACGGATATTAATATTCATGGCATATAAAATCTTACCATATAGCTTTAGAAAGGCAAAAGAGTTAGGGGTGGTTATAAAACCATCCACTAACTTTTTGAAAAAAATTGATGTCTTTAAAGATGGTAAAAAAATTGCTTCAATAGGTGCAAGAAGTATGAATGATTACCCAACGTATTTAGAAAAAGAAAAAAAAGGGTATTACCCAAAAGGGTACGCAACCAAAAGAAGAAAGTTATATAAAGATAGGCATGAAAAAGATAGGAACGTAAAAGGTACTAACGGATATTATGCTGATAAAATTTTGTGGTAATGGCAGATTATAGAAAAGCGTTATTTTCAATTAAATTACAAGTAGGCGGTTTAAAATACAATCTTTTGGGTGGAGAAATTCCATGCAATTTAGGTTTTGAAACCGACCCAGAAGAATTGAAAAAATGGCAGTTTCTAAAAGATGCACCAGTTAAAACAGAATTGAAATACAATCAAAACAAAGGTATAAACTGGAGTGTTTTTAAATCATATTCTGACGAGTATATTTATGAACCCACTTGTGAAAACTTTAAAGAAATGCCAGACCAAATATGGAATACAATATTCAAAAAACAATATTGGGATAGTATTAATGGCGACAAAATAAAAAATCAAGGAGTTGCAAATATGATTTCTTACATTGCTTTAAAGAGTAATGGTATAATTTTATCATCTGCATTACTTGAAAGTAAATTAAAAGATTTCGGATTTAAGCCAAAAGCAAAACCTAATCAAAATATACTTACATTAAATATAAGTAAATTAGATGATGAATATATTGATTTCATTAATGATTTAGATGCTAAAGGTAAAAGTCCAGAATTATTTGATAAATTATTTTTTGGATATGAAAGTGATATTATACCATTAGACCAAAGAAAAGAAAATGAAAATTTAATAAATTCATTTTATCTTTTAAACAAACCTTACGCAAGTTCGTTTAAAGATAAAACTTTATTTATAGGTGGTATTTTAGGTGTGATAGGTGGATTAGTAATTTTAAGTAGGTTAGAATGATAAATTTAGGAGATTATAGTGGTGTAAATGTAGGAGCAATTTTTACAACTGATATTCCAGTTGCAGAATTGTATGATTATAACCATCCAGCAAGACCAATTTATTTAGAATTAAGTAAAAAATATCCACCAATAGTAGGTAATAATTCAGTAATAAAATTATTTAATACAGATAAATTAGATAGTAGCACTTGTGTTAGAGTAGATGAAGATATTAAAAAAATATCGGATGAAATTTTAGAATTACAAAAAGTAACACCAGCACTTACTGGATATGCTTTAGCAACATCAAGAGATGTAAATGTATTAAAGCTGGAAGTATTAAGACAAATTCTTTTACAATATAAAAAAAGTTTTAATAAAGGAGAATGTACAGATACTTTAGAGCAAATGAAAGCAGAAGCAAATGCTAAAATTTTGACTAAAGAAGCTATAAAATCTGAAAAGCAAGTTTTGGAAAAAAACTATAAAGAACAATATTTATATATTGGTGTAGGTTCAGTTATATTGTTGGTAGGATTATATATTGTAACACGAAGTAAAAAATAATGGCAGATTATAAAAACATAGTATCATTCATTAGAAAAGCAGAAGGAGGTTTGTCGTCAGCACAAACCGATAGTGCAAAACAAAATCCTTCTCCTTGTGGTAATGGTAAAAATGGTAAACCATATCATACTAATAAAGGTATTCAATGGATTACGTTTAAAGGTCTGGCAAGTAAAGGTGGTTACACTCCTAATTGTTCAAACTTTATAAATATGCCAGATTCAGTTTGGTTAAAAGTTTATAAAGTTGGATTTTGGGATGTAATTCAAGGAGATAGAATAAAAAATCAAGCAATCGCAAATTCATTTGTTGAGATGACTTGGGGAAGTGGTTTAGGATGCAGTAATTTTTCCAAATGTAAGTCTGGAACAATTCCATTCTTAAATCAGTTTTTTAAAAAATATTATAACGTAAATCTTTCATCTGTAACTGAATATGTAGATTTTGTTAATGAATTAGATAAAAAAGGTAAAAGTTCAGAATTATTTGAAAACTTAAACGAGTTTAGAGCAAACAAATATGTTGCTTTAAATCAGCCAAAAAATTTAAAAGGATGGTTGAATAGGTTAAGTGGTTTTTATATTTTAAACAAACCTTATGCTTTATCAAGTACAGAAAAAAAAAACTTATCTAAAGGATTAGGTGGTGTGATAGTAATAGTATTAATAGCATATTTATATAAGCAATATGGAAAATCAAGATAGTACAGAAATTAAAAAAGAAGTAAATTCACAAGTTCATAAACATTTATCAACTATATTTGTAGTAGTAGGTATTGTTTCTTTTACATTAGGAGCAATTGTGAATTATTACACAATTAAACGATTAAACGGATATAAATAATGAAAATAACTGGAAAAATATTAGACTTTAATGGTTTGCCTTTAGGGAAAACAACTATTAAAAAAATTACTGGAACAAACGCTAATAATGTTGGTGTTTTTTCACAAGATAATGGTTTCTTTGAATTAGAAAGCGATACTATTGCACCAGACGATATTTTTCAAATTTCTTATTTAGGATTTACACCACAAACATATAAAGCATCTGTTTTACAAAATAAAACAATATCTTTAGACCAATATATTGAAGGAATTGAGCCAGTTTTAGTAGTTGGTTCAGTCAATAAAAAAACCAAAGAAATTACAAACAACTTCAAACTACATTTAAACAAACACAAAATGTTATACGCTGGGATAGGTGGATTATTAGGATTAGCGTTAATTTTTACATCAATTAAAAAAAGATAATATGGAAACACAAGTAGATGTGTCAGCACCAGCACAAGTAGTTGCACCAGCACCAGCAGTTGCACCAGCAGTTGCTCCAGCACCACAAACTCCTCAAATGGAAAGTGGTGGTTTTATGGAAAACGTAACTAAACCAAAAATGAAATTTGTAGATTTATTTATAGTTGGATTAATAATCGCAACTCAAATTTACATGATTATTGATACGAGAAAACGTATTAAAAAAGAAAATGAAGCACCAACAAAAGAGGAATTTGATAATTTTGTTGATGATTTTAAAGAAGTGCAATACAATGTTCAAAAAGCATTAGGTAAGAAATATATCAAAACATAATAAATTAAGTTATGGCAGTAAAAAGTTCATCCGAATTAAAAAATATGACTAACGACCAGTTAGTTACATATTTAAATGGATTAAGTAAAGCAGATTTCAATAGTTACGTTGATGCAGATACTAAAGTTCGTTATTTTATTTACCTATATGGAGATGGAATAGCAAGAGGAATAAAAGGTACTGGATTGTTTTTTTCAGCAATTACGGCTTTAAAAATTTTGGAATCTGGTTATGGTAGAAATATACCATTAAATTCATTTAATTTTGGTGGTGTAAAATACAATCCAAACATACATGAAGATTTTGTTTTATCTGATACTTCTGAAATAGTAAAAGGAAAAAGAGTATTTATAAAGGCAAAATTTGCTAAATTTAAAGATGCAGAAGATGGAATAAAGAAAAATATTGCAGTTTTATTAGGAGATAGATATAAAAATGCTCGTTTGAACGCAAGAAGTCCAGAAGAACAAATTAAACTTATTGCAAAAGCTGGTTACACAACAACACCATCAACAAGTTATTTAAAATTGATGCAAGGAAATATTGATAGAGTAAGAAAGAAAACTGGATTTGGTAGAATACAATAGTTATGAGTAAAACATTAAAATATACATTAGTAGGATTAGGATTGGCTGGAGTGTCTTTCTTATCATTTTTAACATGGAAAAGATTTTTAGAAGCAAAATGGGATGGTACAAATGTAACATTACAAGAAGCAGAAAGTATAATTAATAACGTAAAATAAATTAAAAAAAAATATGAAAACAAAAGATGTATTATTAGTATTAGGTGGAGTAGCAGTAGGTTATTACGCTTGTAGAATGAATTGGATGAGAAAATCCAAAATGAAAGTAGAAGAAATAGCAACAGATGTTAAAGATGTTGTTGTTGATACTGCAAAAGCAACAAAATGTGAAGCAGAATGGAACGATAAAATCGGTTCAGTTACAAGATTTGCTACAACAGAAGCTATGGAACAATCAAAGTCAGCATACGTTAAAGATTGCTTAACAAAATAAAAACTATGAATTTAGACCAAGTAACTTATGGGAATCCAACAATTGAGCAAAAGAAATATCTTGAAGAAATTTCTATTGTAGATGATTTGTTTCCAAAACTAAAACAAGATTCATTTCCACTTACAAGTTCTGAATTAGTAAAAGACGAATTAAACGAAATTGTTGATTACATATCAGATATTTCAAGTGAAGGTAATGAATCTTATTTAGCAAGGTACAAGTCTTATGATAGAAGTTTACTTCAAGTTATTATTGCTACTTTTAAAGAAAAAGAAATTGATGTTGAAGAATTGTGTAAAAACATTTTAGAAGATGTAAAACCACTTCTTTTAAAATTAAAATATCATTTTCAAAGACCAAGACCAAAACAAGTAGCACAATACTACAAACTAAAATTATTTCCATATTCAAGTTTTTCAGCAGACACACCATCATATCCATCTGGACATACTTTAGAAGCGTATGTTCTTTTGAATGTTATTGCAGATAAATACCCAAATGAATATCAATTTTGCAAAGAAATGATAAATGATATTGCTTATAGTAGAATTTATTTAGGTTTACATTTTGCTACTGACAATGATTTTGCTAAATTTGTAGGGCAAGAAATATTAAAACATCCAAATTTTACAAAAAAGTATGAAATATAAATAGGATAAAATGAACCAAGAAACTAAAACCAACAACGTTACAAAGATATTTTTGGAGTTAAATAAGACTTTAGAAGTTATTGGAGTTGAAAAACTTATTGAAATTTTAAAAATTTCAAGAGAAAATGATACAGATTTACACGATGATATAATCGTAAAATCCAGAATGATAATTCAAATTGTATGTGATGAATTTAAAATTCAGTACGATGATTTCTTTTCTCGAATGAGAAAAAACAATCGTAGATATGCAATTGGAATTACTGCTACTATTTTAAAAGACATTTTAAAACTTGATGTTGCAGATATTTCTTTTTTATTAAAAAAACCAAACAATTTAATTTCTATTTATTCAAATGAAGTTATGGAATTGAATCCACGACACAAATCTGATATAGTAATTATCGAAAAAATTGAAAACATAAACACCAAACTTAAACAATTAGATTATGGAAATTAACCAAGAACAAGACCAAGAACAATTTATTGAAACTACAATTGTTGAAGATAATTTTTCTCCACTTGATGCTCCAGTAAAAAAGAGAAGTTATACAAATCACGTTTTAGCAACTGATGATGCAGTTGTTGAAGATTTAGCTGAACCAACTTTTCAAAGACCAAACTTTTCAGACTTTGAGCCAGAAGAAGAAGCTGGTAAAAAAGAACCAGATAGACCATTTAACGAAAGTTATTCTGAATTAGATAACAAAGAAAAAACAATGGGTGCAGAAATGATGGCAGAAATGACATTAGATTTGTATGCAAAAGGTTGTGGTTGGTTAGGAAAAGTTCCAGAAATTAATGAAAAGAAATTAGATGGATTAATAGCAGAAGGAGAAATTGATGGAAATATTCAAATTCCAACTGAATCTGGTAATGTTTCTGTTAGAGATTTTGCACAAGAATATAATTCAAGTATTAAAGATGCCTTTGAAGTAAGTGATGAATTTAAGGAAAATGTAAAAGCACCATTAATTCGTGTACTGAAAAAACGTGGAATCGGAATGACTGACGAACAATTGTTAGGATATTATTTCGTTACAGATTTTGGAACAAAAGTTGCACAAGTAGTAATGTTGAAAAAAACATCTAATAATATTTTAGATTCTTTAAAAGAAAATACACAAGCATTACGTGAAAGCCAAGTACAAAGACCAGCACCAGCACCAGTACAACAAGTGGTAAAAGAAGAACCAATTAAGTATTATGCAGAGGAAGAAGAAGTTGTTATTAAAAAACCAAAAAGACAAAAAACTAATTTAGAAGAACAAATTGAATTTTTTGAACCAGAAGAAGCTGGAAGTGTTTTTAATAATTTGAAAGACAATGGTGGATTCTCACAAGATTTTCAAGAAGCAGACAATATGCCTAAATTTGGAGATGCTGAAATTTTATCACAATTAGAAAAATTAAGTGGAGAACCAACTAAACCAGTTAGAAAAAGTACTACTGGAGCAAAAAGAGGTCGTAAACCAAAAGCAAAATAATAAATGAAAAAGTATAAACAAAATAAAAATCAAGATAGAGATAAAGAAATTTTATTTTTATTTTTAATAAGTTTGTTGGTTTATATAATTTTTGTTTTATTATTTATTTCTGATTTTTTTAAAAGATAACTATGGAAGAAAGAGAACCAAAATTAGGAGTTGCAGTAGGTAGAAAAGGATGTGGTAAAACATATCAAACTTACAAAATGATGCAACAATATGTTGTAGGAAATCCAGCAAAAGGAGTTGCACCAAGAAGGGTGTTAGTATTAGATGTGAACGATGAATTTGAGGATATTAGAGCAATAAGCGTAAACGATGTTATGCGTTTTTCTGTTCATCCAAAAATAGAAATGCGAAGAATTAGACCATTCCATGATAATGGAAAAAGAATGACAATAAATGAAATTCAAGATACGTTATTTAAAATTCTAAATGATTTTAGAGGAGGATTATTGCTTATAGAAGATGTTAATAGATATATTTCAGATTATTTACCGAATGACCTTGTTGGTGCTATTTGTACTAACAGACATACCGATACCGATATTATCTTACACTTTCAGTCGGTTGGTAGGGTTTCGCCTAAAATTTGGCAGAACTTAAATTGGATTAGATTCCATAAAAACACCGATAGTGTGGATAAGCATAGAACAAAATTTGAGGATAAATACGAAATGCTTAAATTGGTAGAAAACTATGTAAATAGCGAATATCACAATTACAATAATCAAAGATATTTTACTTATGTAGATATTGATGATGAAAAAATTAAAAATGTAGATAGGAAAAAGTTTGAAAACATTGTTGATTTATATATTTCAGAAAATTATAAGAAACTAATTTCGCCAATGCTTCAAACAAGAGATATTGGAAAAGGTACAAAAGTACATACACCAGAATCAGCAGTTAAGGAGCAACGAAAAAGAATTTTAAATTATTATTTATAAATGGAAGAAATTGAAGTGGTAAAATTTTGCAAAAAAACTCACAATCCATTAAGTAAAAAAAACATGAAATTATCAGATTGGATGAGTATAAGCAAAAACGTTTATGTTAATTTTTATTTTAAAGCATATAAATTAGGATATTCACAATTTCAAAATTTAAACGCAATATGAAAAAAGACAGAGGATTTATTGCAAAGTTATTTTGCGAAGGAAACGAACCAAGTTCAAAAAGGTTTGTTGGTATTATTGGAGCAATAACATTATTTTCTACATTATTTATAGATGTAATCAGTAGTGATGTAAAGCCACTAAATGAAACTTTGATTAATGCGATTGCTTTTATATCTTTTGGAGCATTAGGAATAACTGGTGCAGAAAAAATTTTCAGTAAAAAAATACAAGATAAAACAGAATAACTATGCAAATTACACAACATTTAAATTTAGCAGAGCTTACAAGAAGTGAAACTGCAAAAAGAAAAGGTATAAGCAATATGCCTAACCCACACCATTTAGAAAATTTAAAAAATTTAGCAATAAATATTTTTGAACCAATTAGAAGAAACTTTGGGCAACCAATACATATAAGTAGTGGTTATAGAAGTAAAGAATTGAATACTGCTATTGGTGGAAGTTTAACATCTCAACATTGTTCTGGAGAAGCTATTGATATTGATATGGATAATAGTTCTAATGGAATTACAAATAAGCAAGTTTTTGAATACATTAAGCAACATTTAAATTTCGACCAATTGATTTGGGAATTTGGAACAAAAGACAATCCAGATTGGGTTCACGTTTCTTATAAAACAAATGGTAAACAACGTAAGCAAGTTTTAAGAGCAGTTAAGCAAGGCACTAAAACAACATACACTCCTTATGTATAATTATTTAAAAGAGAAGTTTCCAACACTATTAATGTTAAGTGTAGCATTAGTGTTGTTTTTTGTGGTATTAAACTTTTTATTTACGTTCATGGGTAATAGTAAAGTGAATTATATAAAAAATCAAATGGATGATGTTAAGCAAGAAATTAATGAAATCAAAATTGACAATCAATCATTAGATGCAAAGTTTGAAAATTTAAATAATCAAATTCAGCGTGTAGATAAGAATATTCAGAAAAACAATACATCAATTAAAAAATTAAATCAAGATGAAAAAACTACAATTGATTCTTTTAGGGATTATACTCCTAACGAGTGGGAAAAGTATTTCGCAGACAGATACAAGTAAAGTCGTAATTAGTACGAGGATTGCTAAAAGAATTGCTACTGATTTAGTTTCTGGAGATTTTTGCAAGAAAAAAGTTATTTATTTAGAATTAAACATTAACGAATTACAAAAAAAAGTAGTTATTAAAGATAGTATGATTTTGAATCGTGAAAGCAAAATTGAAAATTTAAATTCTTTGCTTTTAAAAAAAGACGAAATGTTTTCTATGCAAGAAGAAATATCAAAAACATATTTAAAAGATTTACGAAAATATAAAAGGACAACTTTACTATATAAGATATTAGCATTAATAGGAGCATCCACAACTGGATATTACATACTAACTAAATAGAAATACACAAAAAAAAACAAGCCACTTTTATAGTGGTTTTTTTTACGCTTATAAATGAAACAAAAGTCTTATTTGATTGTTTCTAATATTTGACAAAAAATTTGTTTTTATAATATATTTTATTTATACTTTTGAAAAGTAAAATAATATTGTATCTGTATATAAATATTATTTACAACAAATTTTTAATAACAAATTAATCATTCTGAAATGATGAAACAAGAATTAGTAACTATTTTAAAAACTTTCCTAATTGTAACTGGAGCAGTTTTAGTAGCAAATGCAATCGAAAGAAAGTATTTAAAATCAAAAGTAGCAATCCCAATGGATGCTACACCAATAGAGTAAAAAATTAAATTATAAATATTAAAATTAAACAAAATGTCAAACGTAAGAAAATATTTAGCTTCGGCTCAAAGAAACGCAATGGAATCTTTTGCTAATGCAGATGGATTTATCGATGAAGATTTATCATTCACTGGAGATGACTTCTTTAACGCTGGTGGAAACATGGGCGGTGGAAGTGTTCAAACTTCACAACCTTATATTGTAAACATTACATCAACTTCTGGTTCAGCAGTTGCTAATTTTGAAGTATTAGGTTCATACCAATATATTAACAATACTGGCTTTACTGCTGGTGGAGATTTAGTAATTGGTTCAATCACAATTAGTTCTGGTATTTCAGATGTAACGTATCGTGAGATGTTATACCAATTCATGAATAATCCTTATTCAGTTGGTTTAACTTACATCCAATCTGGTACTACAAACCAAGTTTTAGAAACTTTATCTGTAAACACAAGAGATGCTAATGGTAACCAAGCACAAAAAACTTTAGTTCCAACTATTGACCCATATCAGCAACAAACAAGCATTATTGCTATGAAGTATGCTTATAGAATCGATGGTTTCACTAAAATTATCATTCGTCAAGTATTGGCAAATGCAACTGTGAAATTATACTTCTACCCAGCAGACAACATAAACCTTGCTCGTGCATTAGGTGGTAAAGCAGTAAGCCAACAATTTGGAACTCCACCAGTAACTAATGGTCAAACCATTAAAATTAAAGCGTAATTTATCCCTTTATTGAGATAAAATCGAATTAATGTATAATTGAAAAGGGCAAGGATGATTCATTTCAACTTGCCCTTTTTTAATAAAAATAAAAATTATGTCAGTATATCAATATGTTGCAGAAAATAATCCTATGGTTGCAGAAAGAATTATAGATTCTTTTGGTTATACCATTGCAAAAACACCAGATATGGGATTATCTCAATTAGTTGCAAATGTTGGAGAACCAGCTTTGAAAAAAGTTATGGAAAATCATCCAGACAAAGAAATCATTTTAGAAATGTTTAGCAACGAATCAAATGACAAAAAAACTTGTGGTTGTAAGTCGTGTGCTAACAAACATGAAAATTATTTAAACGCTACTGGAGATACAACAACTACACCAACAAAATCACAAGAACAAATTGCAAATCAAACTGGATTATTTTTGTTTTTTGGAGCAGTTATGTTTTCTTTAGCATTAATTTATAAAAATAAATAATATGAGAAATGCAAATCCAATTATAGGTGCAACATCAGTAATGTATGTTGTAATGAAAAAAAGAGCAAAACTTCTTGCTTTATTAACTAAAAATGGAGTAAAATACCCAGTAAACGCTACCGATATGCAACTTGCATTGATTGTTACTAATTTACTAAAAACTTCAAAATCTTTTACCATAGAATTTGAACAATTATTATCAGAGCCAGAAGTAATTAAAAGTGTATTTAGTGGAATGGATGGTTTTTATTCTAATTTCACATATGACTTCAATCCAAATAAATTTGACCCAAATATTTTTGGAACAACAACTGGAACATTACCTACAAAACCAACTTTACCAACAACTACTACAAACACAAAAAGCAATAAATTTTCTTTTGGAAATGCTTTAGAGTTGTTACAAACTGGTTTTCAAGGTTATTTAGCTTTAGATGAAAATAAAACTAAAAAAGCATTAGCAGATGCAAGTGTACAAATCAAACAAAGCGATGTACAATTAGCAGAATTAGGAGTTTTACCATCTGGTAATGAAACTAAAAAAGATGGATTATCAACTGGAGCAATTGTAGGTTTAAGTATAGCTGGTATTTTAGTAGTAGGTGGAGCAATTTATTTTGCAACAAAAAATAAATCATAATATTATGAACGAGCAGAAAATAGGTACTTTAGTAGGTGGAATGGTTGGTTTATTTCCAGCTGAAATCACAGAATTATTGACTAAAAATGGTGTAGTAGTAGATACAATCAATTTAAATATTGATAATTTAGTTACTGCAACTTTTTATGCTTTAGACAAATCAGTTTCATTTAGAAAAGATTTTATTGATTTATATAAAAATAATGAAGAATTAATCAATTCAAAAATTGAAACTACTGAATATTCTAATGGAGATGGTGCTAAAAGTGGATTTGATTATTCTGGAGTAGCATCAAGTTTAATTGGTGGTATTGGAAGTTTTTTTGGAAGTAAAAATAATTTAAAAGCATCACAAGTACAAGCAGATGCAATGCTTCAATCTGGACAATTATCTTTAGAAGCACAAAAAATAGCATTAGAAGGTAAAAAAATTGATTCAGCAACTGCACTTGCTTTAGCACAAGCAAAACCACAAGGAAATACTACTTTATATGTAGCATTAGGAGTTGGTGGTGTATTAGTTTTAGGTCTTGTTATATGGGCAGTAACCAGAAAAAAAGCGTAACATGGAAGAAGAAAAAGATTATTTAGAAGAAGTCAAAGATATTGTAAGTTTAGACAAAAGAGAAATTCTTATGCTAACTACAAAAGCATCTGTAAATGGTGCAGTAACTGGCTTAATTATTGGTATGATGTTTGGATTTTATAAACAAAAAAATGTTTATATTTCTGGATTAGTTGGAGCAGTAATTGGTGGTGTAGGAACTGCAATAATCGTAAATAAAAAATAATATTATGGGATTTTTTAAAAAAATAACAAGACAGATTAGTATCAAAAATATTAGTCCAATTGCAAGAGTAGTAAGTGTTGCAAAACCAACTATTAAAAAAGTAATTGATACTAAACAAATCGGTATTAAAGATTATATAGCACTTTCTCCAGTAGGAATAGCAATGGAAACAATAAAAACTGGAACTTCAAACATTAAAGATGTTGTAGTAGATAAACCAATAGAGCCAGTAGCAGATGTTAAAGCACCATTAGAAACGGATTTAGTAAAACCAGCATCAACTACACCAACACCAGCACCAGCAGTTGCAACAGCAGTTGCACCAGCACCAAAAAAACCAAATGTTTTAATGTATGCTGGAATTGGAGTAGGAGTATTAGTTTTAGGATATTTCGGATATAGATTAATGAAAAAATAATTTTAAATTTTAAAATATGAAAAAGCCAAATTTAGTAATGGGATTAGTAGGAGTAGTAATTTCTTTAGGAATGGTTTATGCTTATGCTTACATAGTAGGTAAAGGATGGAAAAAATCACAATAATAAAAAAATAATTGTTTAACTTTACAAAAAATAAAAAAAAATGGAAAAGAAAAAAGTATTTATAGGATTAGGTTTATTAGCAGTAGGAACAATAGGTTACTTTGCTTTGAAAAACAAAAAAAGAAGAGATGATGTTGCTAATGCAGAAAGTCTTGTAATAGATGATTCAGACATTTCTGAATCTGATATAAATTATTTAAGTTCTAATGGTACTAATCCTATTAGTATTAAAAAATATTTAAATTATATTAAAACAACTCCAAGTGCTATTCAACATAATCAAAAACTAATGAATAGAAAGGTTTATAGTTTATTTGATAATTTAAACATTAGAAATGAACAAACTCTTGAAAACATAAGTAAAGTTGGCGTTGTGCCAAAGAAACATACATATTTAGGAAGAATAAGTGAATTACAAAACGATATGGAAGGAGATTTATGGTTTGTTATTTTAGCTCCAGATAGTAATTATAAAATTAAAAAATCATTTAATTGGGGTAAAGGAATTAATCCTTACAGAAGATATGTAAAAGCAAGTGCTGTTTTTGCCGATTTAAATAATTAAAAAAAAAATAAAAAAATGGATAATTTTTATAACACAGAAAAAAATCAAACAACTACTCAATATATAGTAGGTGTTGGAACTGGATTAGTAGTTTTATTTGCAGTCGTATGGGTTGTAGGTAAAGCATGGAAGAAAAGCCAAAAAGTATAAATTATGAAAAAGAAAAAAATTATCGGAGCAATATTATTTTCAGTAGGTATTGGTGCATTAGTGTACCTTTACAAAGGTTTTTATGCTCCAAAAAAAGAAATTGAAAATACACCGATTGCCGATTTGAAAAAAGAAACTACAACTACAACAAAATAACTATGGAAAAGAGTGCCAATAAACTTTGGAAAGAAAGTAATACATCTTTAAGTTTTAAAGATTGGTTAGAACGAGAAAAATCAAAAGGTATTTTTATACCAAACAAAAAGTTTATGGCTTTTGAAGGTGTTGATTTAGAAGGTTCATTAAATAACAATACAATTAAAGATACGTTAAATATTTCTAAAGAAAGGTTTGAAAAAGAATTAGGAATTAATAAAAAAGAAAAAATTGTTCCTAAAAATAAAGTTTTTGGATTAAATAAAGGTTTATTAGTAGCATCTACATTAGTAATAGTAGTTGCATTAGCTTATAAGGTATATCAAAAAAGAAAATAAATATGAATTTTAGAATCCAAACAAGATATAACGAAATGTGTTTAAAAGTTGTAGTTAATGTTAAAACTCCAACTATTGTAACTATAAAAATATTTGACGAAGAAAAACATAAAATTTGTTTTACCGACAGATACAAAACAATTCACAATACAGAAACATTTTACATTCGTTTACCTTTGACTTCAAATTCAGTAGTTTTATCAGTTTTTGATAAAGAAAAAGGAAATTTACCTAAAGAGCAAGAAAAAAATATAAGCGTTGTTAGTATTGATAAAACACCATTAGAAAAAAGAATGGATGTTGTAGATATAAAAAACAAAAACGTTGCTTATTTTGTTGATTTTGCACAAAGATTTTGTTTTAATTCATCGTATTTACAAACAAATAAATCGTATAAATCAGACAATGGTCAGTTTATAATTGAATATTTACCAACTATTGTTAGCAGTAACGGAAAAGAACTTACAACTCCAGCCAGAATTTCAAAAGTTTCTGGAAGGATTCAAGTTTCTAAAAAACAATTTGACAAGTACACTATTCCAATGCGTTTTGCAATATTGTGCCACGAATTTAGCCACTTCTATGTGAATGAAGATATGGACAATGAAAGTGAAGCAGATATAAACGGATTGTTGATATATTTAGGTCTTGGTTATCCTCGAATTGAAGGGTATCAAGCATTTTTAGAAGTTTTTAAAGATGCACCGAATGAAAGTAACAAGAAAAGATTTGATAGAATTGATAAATTCATCAGAAATTTTGAAAAAAATAAAATGGTAATTAGATAAAAAATAAATATTATGGAAAATTCATCAAATACATACATGAAAAATTCATCTGGAACTTTTTTAGAAAATATAACTAAAAACACGAGAAATATTCTTGGAGGAGTTTCTAATACACAAGAGAGTAATAATCTTCAACAACAAAATACACCAGTTGATTGGAGTAAATTTATCATAAATGATTTTCCAGTTTTTACTAATTTAAAACCATCTAAAAAAGTACTTTGTAATGATGGTACTATTCAATTTCAGAGTACAGAACCCAATGCAAAGGTTATGATGGCTTGTGCAAAAAATGGAGGTAGTTCTGCTAATCAACCAATTGATTTTACAAAATACGAAGAAGAAAAATTCAAATTAGCTTTAGAACAAAAAAAAATAGATGCAGAAAAAGCTATGTCTGATGCTGAAAAAAACAACAAAAAAGAACCAATATATTATATTTTAGTTACTGCTGGAGTTATGATTGCTGGTTATCTTGCATATAAAAAATTTAAAAAATAACATCATGAACGCAACAACAAAAAAATACTTAACAATTGGAGCAGTAATTGTTTTAGGAGCATATTTAGTAAAGTATGCAATAAAATTTTACAAAAAACCAAGTGCAGAACAAGAAGCAATGTTTGATAAAACATTAACTTTAGAGAAAGGTTCAACTGGTAGTGAAGTAGCAGAATTACAAAGAATACTAAAATACGATTTTGGTAAAAACATCGGAACTACTGGAATTGATAAAGATGGTGTTGATGGAGATTTTGGTGCTTTAACTGAAACTGCATTGATGGAAGTAAAAGGAGTGAAAAAAATAACATTAAACGAAATGTCAGATGCAAAATAAAAATTTATATTACGTTTTAGGTGGAGTAGCAGTTTTAGGTCTTGTTTATTTTATAACAAAAAAGAAAAAACAAGATATAGTTGTTAATTTAAATCCACCAATGGAAGTAGAAGAAGAAGTTACAACAACAACTACAACTACAACACCATTAAATAGTGCAGTTTCAATTTTGGATAAGATTAAAGAAATCATCCAAGAAGTGAAAAATAAAAATGTAGGAACACCAACAACAAATCCATAAATCATGAAAAACAAAACAACATACATAGTAAGTGGTTTAATAATTTTAGTAGGTGGATATTTCATTTACAATAAATTCTATAAAAAAACACCAAGAACAAAACAAGAAAATATTAATTTAATTGTTTCTACAAAAAATAGTAGCAATAAAGATAATATTTTATCTACATGGGAAGATGATTTCATTAAGGAATGGGCAAATGGAATAGAAAAAAATTTAGAAGTGTTTATATATAAAAATAATTCCTATTACACCGAAGGTGGTAGTAGAGTAAAATAACAATTATGGCAAATTTTAATTTTCAAGATAAATTAGCAAAAACTGGAACTTTCATCGCAAACAATAAAAAACCATTATTGTATGTTGGTGGAGCAGTTGTTTTAGTAATTTTAAGTTATTCAATTATTTCAAGAACTAAAAGAGGAATTACTGGTTTATTTACGGATAAAAGTAAAGGAGTAACACCATTTGAAGATGTAGAAATTGATGATACAAAAGTTACAATTTCTGATTCTATTGCAAATACTTATGCAAATCAATTATATGGTGCAATGGCTAATGCTGGAACAGATGAAGATGTGATTTATGCAATTATGCAAAAACTTCAAAAGAAAGATGATTTTAGAAAAGTTTATAATAAATTTGGAAAAAGGTCTTATGTTGGAAAAATAACTGGTGGTTCGCCTACTGCATTAGATAAATGGTTAGGTAATTATGATGATTTCGATTTAATACAATGGTTTAACGAAGAAGTTGGTTACTCAAACTACCCAACTTATAGTTTAATTAGAAAAGTGGTTAATAACGCTGGATTTAGTATGTAATTATGGCTGGTAAAATATACGATGATACTGAATCTAAAAGAATTGAAGATTTTTTATCGAATCAAACATCCGAATTAGAAAAAATAGATAAGGAAAAAGAATTTTCAGATAAGAAAGTTTTAAGATATACAATAATTCTTGCTGGAAGTGTACTTCTTTTAGTATTGTTGAAATTTTTAGTTAGTAAAAAAAAATAAAAAAGTTATGAATAAGAAATTAATAATTATAGGTCTTTTAGGTTTAGCTGGTGTAGGATATTATTTTTATAATAAAAAGAAAAAAGAAACACCATCTTTAGCAGAATATATGGAGGAGGAAGATGTTTCATCTCCAAATACAATATCATCTACACCAAAACAAAGTACAAAACCAGATTATGATAAAATTATTAAATTAGGTTCAAAAGGTATTGAAGTAAAAATACTTCAAAAAGCATTAAAACAAGTAGATGTTGATGGAGATTTTGGTGAAGGTACTGAAAAAAGATTAAAAAAAGTAACTGGATTCAATCAGATTACACTTAATCAATACAATCAAATAATTGATAATTTACAAAATATTAAAGCAAAGCAATTAAAAGAAGCAAAGATTAAAGCTGAACAAAAAAAAGCACAAATAAAAAAAGCACAAGTAAAAAAAGTTGTTGCTGAAAAAAAACCAACCACTTCATTTACTGCTGGTCTAATTACAACTTTATAAAATTTAAATAAAATGGCTACATCAGAACAAATTTCTTTATGTAAAGATTTAAATGTTAAAATATTAAACAAAGTTGATGTTTTATCATCTAATGCTGGTTATAGTCCAAGTTATATAAATAATGCACAAGTAGATTTAAATACATTTAAACAAAGTTTTACAAAAAATAATTGTGATAAAGTTTTGATTTCATCTAAACTTGAAAATGTAGATAATTTAATTTCAAAATATTCAGATATTGATAAAATAAGAATTGAAAGTGAAAGCATCAAACAAAGAAATTATAGGTTAATTTTAGGTGCATTTGTTTTAATTTCTGGATTATTGATAGTTGTAACAATAAATAAAAAAGTTTAAATGACTGCACAAGAAAAATACCCTTATAAAAATCAAAATTGTTTTGAAGTCGATAAAAGTATTAAAAAAATTTCAGACGAAATTTCTGATTTAAACATAAAAGGAGATTTAAATTCAGAATATTTAAATAGTTTAAGAAATCAAAAAATAGCATTAGATTTATTTTTTAATGGTAAAAATTGTAGAGCAGTTATTGAAAAAAAACGTTTAGAAGAAAACGCAGAAATATTGTACAATGAATCAATTAAGCAAGAAAATAGCGTTATTAAAAAAAATTACAAAGAACAATATTTATACATTGGTTTAGGTTCAGTAATATTATTAGTAGGTTTATATATAGTAAAAAGACAAAAATGATTAAAACATATAATTTTGATGACATAGGAAAGTTTACTTGTAAAGATAAGTTAGATTATATAAATTTACTTCAAAATAAATTAAATGATTCTGAATCAATAATTTGTAAATCACCTTTTTTTTCTAAAGGTTGTTTAAAAGAAAACGAAAAGAAAATTTTAGTTGATAGATTATTAAGTTATAGAAAAGATTATCAACAACAAAATTGTGGTTCAGATATAAAATTAGATAATTGCAATGATTTAAATGCTGGTATTACTGCTTTAGAAAATTCTTTAATTACAACGAGTTATTCAATAACACCAGATAATGTAAAAAATTTATTAAGTCAATATAAATTAAAATATTTAAGTAATAATTGTGATAAAGTAATAAATGATTCAGCATTAAAAGAAGTAGATAAAAACATAGATAAATTTCAAAAATTAGATAAAATAAGAATTGAAAGTGAAAGCATTAAACAAAGAAATTATAGGTTAATTTTAGGTGCATTTGTTTTAATTTCTGGATTATTGATAGTTGTAACAATAAATAAAAAAGTTTAAATGAAAAAAGTATTATTATTAGGAGGATTAGGATTAGCTGGTTTTGGTTTTTACCGATATTTCAAATATCAAGTGAATCAAGCAGTTAATTATGGTTACGCTATAAAAAACTTTAAGGTTTTAGAAAGTAATACTGAATCAGTAAAAGTTGAATTAGAAATTGAAATTCAAAATAATTCTTCTTTTGAAGTATTGATAAAAAGTTATGATTTAAAAATTAAATTCAAAGGCAAACAATTTGCAACTTCTATTAGTACACAAGAGTTTAAAGTGTTACCAAATAGTTCTTTTTCGTTAAAAACAATCGGTACAATTAACTTACAACAAAGTAAAGTAGCAGTACTTCCTTTTATAATGGATGTAGTGAAAAGAAAACCGATAAATGTTGAAATTTCTGGATTTATAAAAGTTAAATTTTTGGGTATTAATAGCACATTAAACTTTGATAATCAAGAATTTACTTATTCAGCAGATTTATTAAAAGAATACAATTTAGCTAAACCTTTGGAATCATTTTGGAAAAAATATCCAAAACTTAAACAATTAATTGGAATAAATTAGTATTTTTGAACAAAGAAACTTAAATAATATAACTATGATTGAGAATATTGTTAAAAAAATAATGGTTACTGGAATCAATAAATACGCAAAAAAGTATGAAGTTAGTAACCAAGAAATACAAATTTTAGTAAAGGATTTACCAGATGGTATTGTAACTTTTGAAATTTGTAAAGAATTTAAAGTGCAAGAAGAAGTTACTTTTTTGCAAATAATGGACAAAAAAATGGATATATTTCAATATGAAGCATTAGCCAGTCCATATTTAAAAAAGTCTTTGGAAATATATGCAGAAAATACAAACGATTTATTATCAAACGTAAATTGTTTTATTATGATGCCAGTAGAAAACCAAATTGGTTTAGCATTTTATAATGGATATAAAAATGGTAAAAATGTTTCTCTTGCAAAATTTTTGCAAGAATTAGGTTTGTAAAATATGACTGAAATAAGAAGGAAAAGAATTAGTAAATCAGAAGATGTAAAAGTAAGTTCTAACGATATAGAATTTATAAAAGATATGTTATCTCAATTATCTGGAAAAGTTCAACAAATGGACACTACATTAATTAAACTAAATCAAACAATAGTTGGAGATAGTGCTTATGGTCAAAAAGGTCTGATTGAACAAGTTAGAGAACATTCTGATTATATAGAAACTGATAAAAATTATAAAGCAAAAGTTGTTGGAGCTGGTTCAGTTTTAGTAATTCTTTACGGATTACTTATCAAATTTTGGGAAAGAATATTTTAAAATAAAATAAAATGGGAAACGTTACTTTATCAAGTCAAAATGATATATCAAGTCCAAATGGAAATAGTTTAGCACTTTTCGTTGATGGAACTACTGGAATAATGCATGTAAAAGATATAATGGGAAATATTCAACCATTATCTGATTTTATACAATCTCCATTAGCACAATCATTTAACCCATTATTTACTGATGCTTCTGGAACAACAAGTGGAGCAGTAGCTACTGCTTCATATACAATGATTTCGCCTAAAATATGTTTTTTTAGGGTATATGTAGATTTTGCAAATTGTACTAATTTTGGAACTGGTCAATATCAAATTACATTACCATTTCCATCTGTTGAAACAATGCGACAAGCTGGTGGAACTTTACATCAAGTTACTGGAAATTCTTTGTATCATATTGCTGGGATTACAGATGTAGCAAATAGCACAACAATACATAAATTATATTACTCTGGTGGCACAACTGATTTAAACTGGAAATTTAACACACCAGTAGGTGGAACAACAATAACAAGTCATTTCGATATAACTGGTGTTTACCAAATAGTTTAAAATAAAAATAACTAATTTATTAAATTTAAACCAATAAACTTAAACTAAATACTATGATTTACAACTTTATCGGGCAATCCCATGCTGGTAAAACTACACTTGCTAAACACTTAAAAAAGGTTTTAGAAACTAATTATACTGCAAACAATTTAGATAAAAAATGTATCTTGGTTGATGGAGATAATTTAAAAGAAATTCTAAACAATAAAGACTTCACAGAAGATGGCAGAAGGCATAGTGTTAATCAATGCTATAATATTGCTAAATTTTTAGATACAGATACACCTTTTGATATAATTGTGTCAATTGTTTCTCCATTTTTAGATTTAAGAGAACGATTTAAAAAAGAATCAGATGTAATTGAAATTTATGTTCATACAACTGATATTAGAGGTCGTGAAAAATATCATGTACCTTATTTTGAAGCACCTATGCGTGATTTTATTGATGTAGATACAACAAATGTTGATGTATTTACTACAATGAATGAATTATTGAATAATATCGAAAATCATGGCAAATAAGGAACTAAAAAATACTTCAAGTGTTATACAAAAATTTATATTAGAAGGAGAAAAATTATTTTTCAAAGAGAAACAACCTATATTTGTTAAGATACGTTTTAATCATAACGATGTAGATGGAACAAGGAAATGGAGAGTAATTTTTAATGAAAAAGAATTTCACGTTAGCGAAATTTTAATTGAAATTTCATGCAAAACAGAAAGCGAATTTCATGAAGATTTAGGAGGTTACAAGCACCACATAGTTTGCAATGCAAATAAAATATTATTTAATCAAAATATCTGCACTATAAAATAATATTTTCATCAAATTTTAATATTTTATGCTCTAAAATCATATTATTAATGATATTTTTTGTAATATTGCTATATTTTTTATATGAAAATGGAAGTTAAAACATTAGATAACAAAGAAATAGTATCATTTGAAGCAGATGGTTCAAATTTTATGGAGCAAGTTGAGAATCTTGAAAGAATTTTAATTAATAGTGGCTCTCCAGATATTTTTGTAGGTAATTCAGAAGAATTGCCTTTAAAACATTTGTTTACAGATGGAATTTATACAAGAGAAATATTTTTAAAAAAAGAAATGTTTGCTATTGGTAAAATTCATAAACATGAACATACTTATTTTTTGCTTAAAGGTAAATTGAGAATATTCACAGAAAATGGTGTAAAAGAAATAGAAGCACCTTATTATGGTAATTCTCCTTCTGGAACTAAAAGAGTTGTTTATGCTTTAGAAGATAGCGTTTTTGTAAATGTTCATCCTAATCCAGATAATACATCGAATATAGAAGAATTAGAAGAAAAATTTGTAGTTTCTTCTTTTGAAGAATACAATAAATATAAACTATTAAAATAATCGTTATGAGTTATATAGCAGTAGCTGGTTTAGGAGTATCAGTAATAACAAGTTTTGCTGGTGCAAAAGCATCTAAAAAACAAGCAGAACAAACCAGACAACAAGAAAGACAATTAAGATTATCTGAAATGGCATTAAATGAAAAAATGGCATCAGAAAAATTAAGAGTGGAGCAAGAAATTGCCAGAACAAATATTTTAGCTGGTTCATTATTGGCATATAGACAAACTTTACAAACTGAAAGTACTCAAAGATTAAAAGATACTTGGTTGTATCAAACTGGTACTGGAATTAGTTTAGGTGTATTTTACGGATTGTATTTAATGACTTCAAAAGAATAATTATGGCTGGAGAATTAACATCTGCTGGTAGTGGAGTAGCAAGTGCAATAGCAACTACTTTAATTACTTCTGCGTTTGCTAAAGCAGATGCAAAGAAACAAAGGGAATTGATTGATGAATTAGGTAGGTTAGATTTAGCACAACAAAAAGAATTAGAAATCCGTTTGCAAGATGTAAAAGGAGAATTAGGTAAGCAAGAAATTATTTATAAGTATTTAGCAGTACAAAAAAATGATGAAGCATTAGCAAAAATAAAATCAAAAAGATATACTTCTTACATAGTTTTAGGTGGAGCAGTTGTTGGATTGACAATAGTAATAATATTATTAGCAAAAAAGAAAAATGGATAGAGATACAAAATTTTTATTAGGTTCAATAGGTGTTGCACTTGTGATTTTACTTGTTTTAAGAAACAAAAACACAAAAAGCAAAAAAGATTTATTAAATGTTAAATATGCAGAACCAAAACAAGTTGCTGATAGCGAAATAAAAGACAAAGAAAATGCAGTAATTGGTTTAAAAGCAATGCGTGAAGCAATGGATAGCAATGAATCAAAAGCTGAATTAGACAAATTAAGTGGTATAATTTACAAAGATTATGGTGTGAAAATTATGCCTAACAAAAAGTCTGGATTACTTCGTGCAATGTCAAAAAAAGGAAAAGTTTTAGCAGAAGAAACTAAAGAAGAATAAATATGGGAGCAGTTTCAGCAACAATAACAAATTATCCAAATAGTGTGGTTTCTGTAATTTCAACAGATAGCACATCATATCCTACATTACTAAATAGTATGGGAAGTTTTGTTTATGGTATTAGAGAATTATATCTAAAAGCAAATGACAACTCTCAAATTTTACAATCATATAAATTCAATCGATATGATGTAAATGGTACATTACAATCTTTTTATGAAGTACCACTTATAGACCCTTATCAGTATCAATCTTCACTATTTGCTAAAATGCAAAAAAATGATGTATATTTAGATGGTAGAACCAATCTTAACTTTAGTATTTTACCAAACGAAACTTTGTATATGATTATATATACAAATCAAATAGCAAATAGGGATTTTGTTCCAGTAACTGATTTTTTTAATGACGAATTTTTCAATAGACAATATAATGTTTTAAATGGCTACCAAGAACTACTATAACAATTCAGCAATACTAAAAATAAAATTAGAAAATAAACAACATACAATAACTAAATTAAAAACTGGAGATTTAATAAAAACAAAAGCAGAAGATTACCCTTTGATTTTTCATTATGGAATTATAGACAAACAAGGAGATTCTTTATTTATATTACACAATCATCCAGATAAAAAAAATTCTAAAGGTGGCTCAATTGTAAAAGAACCTTTTGATAAATGGATTAAAGGAAAAGATATTGTTTCAGTAGAACCAACTAATTTGAAAACTGACGATATTGATGAATTATATGAAAAATTAAAAGTTTACAAATACGATTTTTTAAATTTTAATTGTGAACATTTTGTAAATTTTGCTAAAAATAACGATTATGTTAGTCCACAAGTTTTACGCTGGACAACATTAGTCGCAATTGGAATTACAACGTTTTACTTATTAAGAAAAAAAATATGAAAGCATTAGAAAGTCAAATAAATTTAAAGATAGTAAACAATACTTCACTTGAACAACAAGTTGATATTTTAGGAATTATAAATTCTCCAAATGCTTCAAATAATTTGAATAATACATTTGAATGGGATTTTACTGGTCAAACATTAGGTACTACTGCACAAATTAGCTATACAATACCTCCAAGTACAAGTGATATTCTTGCAACATTTTATCCAACACCAACAATACAAGGTTATGTAGATGCTTTAAATACTTTAGGTTTGGGTATTTTTTATTTATCTGGAAATATTATTTATGTAAATTCAAACACTTATTCTTTTAATAGAATATTTTGGTAAAAAAGAAAAAGCAAATTGTTTTGAGAAACAATTTGCTTTTATAGTAACCTTCTTAAAAAAAAACCCTTATTCTTTATTGAAGTAGTACAAATATATTAAATAATTTTATAACTTGTATATTCTGCGTAATAATTTTTCATATTCACGTTTTTTTTCTTCTAAAAAAGTAATATGTATGATTATTGTTTTAAATTCCTCCATAAATTTATTAAACACTTTTGAATCTTTGTGTTTTTTCCTAACAATCCACTTTTGAAGTAACATTTGATAATTTGTGAAATAATCAATTTCTTCTTGAATTTCATCAATAATACTTTGAATAACTACCATTATAAACCAGATACACGAGATAAAAAATCAGTTAATTCTTTTTTCCAACTTGGCATTAGTAATTTTATGTAGTATTGAGTTTCTGTTTTTCTAAAAGCACAAACACCTTTGAATGAAGTTGAAGCTAAAGCATATTGCTCAAATGTAACTTCTATTTCTTTGTCATATTCTATTTCCATCTTATTGCTTTTTAAGTTCTTGAATTTTATCGTATTCACTTTGTAGTAACCAACCATCTTGTGTATGTTCTAAACCAACCCAAATATATTCATTACCTTTTCTTTTTCTTTTGGATATACCTATAATTGGTGTTTCTACTCTAATGTCAATTAAATCTTTTACACTAATTGGTACTTTGCTACGTTCTTTTAGTTCTTGCATCATCTGGTCAGCTTGAAGTCTTGTTTCTGCTTCCATTATGATAGGTTTATCATTTCCTATGAAGTAGTATTTATAAAATCGAATAGTATTCATAAATGAAATAGATAATTTTTATAATGATTTCTAATAATTAGTTTTAAACAATACTATTATACAAATATAAATTATACTTTTGGAATTAATAACATCATTATCCATAGTAGTGTTTGTTGTTTAAGTTTCTTGGTAAGAGTGGGAGTAGTTACCCACTCTTTTTTTTATACAATATATTAGTTAGGTAACATATCAAATTCATCAATATCACTTATCAAAATTGCATTTCCAGAAATATAATCACTTGGAGAAATGGAATTGTTATCGTGAGCAATTTTAGTTGCTAATTCGTTAAAAGGCAAATCTTTAAATTTCCCTTCTTCATCAATTATTAGACAAGAATTGTTTTCTAAATGAATTATCTCCATTGGGGATTTATAAAAGTCTGAACATATTTTTGTTTTCAAATCTCTAATCGATTTGATTTCAATAGTTTTCTTTTCGTTATCGGTTGTTATTAATACTGCTTTCATTTTACTAATTGCATTACATTAGGGTATTGTTTTTCTAATCTACCATATTCATTCCACGCTTGTATCATCTGCATCAAAGAAAATTCTAATCTTGAATCCATATTGCCTTTCTGAATTTTCTCTAAAAATTCTTTGTTAAATCCAGATTCAATTAAATAAGAATCATCATTGGCACTCCAGATAAAAGTTCTTAAAGCACTTGCAATAGAATTAGCAAATTCATCTTCATGTTTTTCAATCAATCTTGGTACTGCTTTTAACAATAGCACTCCAGAAAATATTGAATTATCTACTGGATTATCCATAATTTTCATAGATTCTTCTGCAAATTCTTTGTTAGTAGTAGGTAATCTCGAAAGTTGAGAAAAAACATCTAAAACCATTTCATTCATTAAGTCTTTTGAAATCCGTTTCATTTTCTTTTTAATTTATAAATAAATGGCACACCTTCTTTTTGTACTTGTTTAATTGCAGAATAAATTTCTCGCATTTTTTCTCTACTATCAGCTACTGCAACTGAATTAAAATACCAATAGTATTCATCATTCAGTTTTAAACCAAACTTATAAAAATTTCCAGATGGAATTTTATTAAAGTCTTTAGTTTCATTTAGCACAATCATATCTATGCCTAACTCTACAAATTTTACAAATCCGTAAGTTTTTTTCTTTTCCAGTTCAGTAAACGGAATTAATTTTAAGTTCATTTTCTTGGTTTTATAATAGCAAATATAATTAAAAAATATTATAAACAATAAAAATATTATAAAAAATTTAAGTTATTTTTTATAATAAGAAATAATTAAATTAATTGTTTGTAAAACATTTGCTTTTCATCGAAGTAATTGTGTACTATTGCTCGGTTTTCTGGGGTATCACGATAATAAATACAATCCGTTTTATAAGAATCAAAATCATTTCCTAAAATTTCAGATAGTTCATACATCATATAATAACAACTATATCTTATATCTTTGTAAACATCCAGCAACACTTCATCTTTTTTCCTTTTTATTTCTTGTTTTATTAAAACACCATTCTCGTAAATATCATAAACACGTTCAGTTCCTAATGTAGATAATGTTGCTAATCGCAATGCTTTTGCTTTTTCAATTAATCCTCTTTCGTATGTTTTTTCTGAAATATATCCTTTTATATAAGCAATTCTCCAAAACGCATGATTTAAGTCTGTACCAGTAATTTTACCTTTTTCATGTTCGTAATTGTAGTTGTATTTTCCAACATCAACTAAAGGTGGTAAAATAACTTCTGGATTATCTTTCAAATAACGTTTTACATCATCCCTAACAATTTTAAACATATAAATCATATCTGGTGGAAAATTCTTTCTACCACAAGAAAATATAGTTAGTTTTTTATCAAAAATAAGTTCATTTACTTCTGTTCCCTTGCGAACAACAAAAGAACCTTTCCCACGAATCAATCTATCTAAAAAGTTTTCAATTTTTCCAGTTGAGTAAGCTCTTTTGTTAATTTCTAAATTTTTTACTTCTTCCATAGTAGTATAAAATATTAAATCTCTCCTCCTTTTTCAAGTTTTTGTTTTAATTCTCTAACTGCACTTTCAAAAAACTCTTTCGATATAACTTTTGAATTATACAATTTTTCTAAATTTTTCAAAGTTTCTAAAGACAACTTTTTATCTTCTTCTTCTTTGCCTTCAACTTGTTTTGGTCTTTCTTTTTTTTCTGCTCTTTCTCTTAAACTTCTTTCTTTTCTAATTTCTTGAAGTTCTCGAAATCTTACATCTCTTTTTCTTTTAGCTTCCGAAGATAAATCACTTTCTCCAACGATTTTTAATGCTTCATCTTCATCTCCCTTAATATCATACGAAGAATTTAAAGTAGTTATCAATAAATAGTATGAACATGGCTTTCCATCATCTTTTTTGTTTGGAGCAATCATTGTTTTCATAATCAACATTTCATCTGAACCGAAATTCTTTAAACGTAAATCTTCAACAATATCTTTTGGATTAAGTAAATCAGATTTTTTTATAATTCCAGTATCAATAATGTTATCAAAAGCAACTCTAATTTTTAAGTTTGGGTCTAATGTTTGTACAAAATCTGCAAACAACCACCAATTCTTATCAATTAAATCAGATGTAGGAATATCAAATGGACTTGCACAAATTTCTCTAATAGGAGCTGGTATTTTAGCAAAATCAATTGGTTTTTTATCTAAAATAGAATTAATTACACCATCAACTTCTGTTACTTTGATTTTTGAAATTGGTCTGCCTTTATATAATTGAAATAAGTTTGCAGAAACCCACTTTTGAGCATCATTCCAACTAAAACCTAAATTTCTTTTTTTAGAAATTTTATAAATTCTTCTGGTAAGTAAGACAAAAATTTGTCTTGAATAGTTCTTTTTCATTTACGAATCTTGATATTTTTTATACTTTTTAATTGTAGATAATGATAATCCAAAATGTTTACTTGCATCTGCTAAAGTACTTTCTTTACAATAATCTGCAATTTGAGATTTTATTTCTGAATCTACTGGAGCAATTTTCATTCCAATATCAGTAAGTTCATTTTCTCTACAATGATAATTAATTGTTCCTCTGGAGCATATTAATTCTTTTTGTATTTCACGATATGATTTACCTTGATTTCTCAAAGTTAAAATTTGAGTTTTTAAATTTCTTTTTATAGCCATCTTTATGTTGTTTTGGTTACTGGTACAAATATAGTAAATAGTTACAAAAAAAGTGCATTTAGCACTCTTTTTTTTTAATCTTTCACATGGTTTCATTTGAATAAACAAAGAGGAGTTACCATGCACAAAATTATTTTAATATTCCTACACCTAAAGGTTTAAATTGAAATTCAATATTTGAATTAAATTTTGGCAAACCACCAAAAACTTGTGAATAATCCTTTGTAGAAACTGGAGTTGTTTCATCAACTATTGTTTCTTCTACATCATCTTCTCCTAATTGAACATTGGTTTTGTCAATATTAAGACTTTTGTTTGATAAAGCATAGTAAACCATTGCTCCAACTAATCCTAAACCAACTGCTAATCCAAAGTAACCTAATATTTTTTTATTTTCTGTTTTCATAATTTATATTTTTTACATTACACCTCTGTATAATCTTGCATTAACAAATCTACCTCTTGAATTTCCAGAAAAATTTAAAGAAGTTGTTGGATTAAAAATTGTACCATTGTTTCTAATAATAGGTGGAGTTGAATATTCTTCACTTGTATTAGGTATAACTGGTTCTGAAATATAAACTTGTTTTGTAGGTATTGGTCTTGGTGTTCCTACTGATGGTTCAATAGGTTCTAAAACTGGAGTTGGAGTTGGAGTAGTTTTTATCGGTCTAATTCCACTTCCTAAAGCATCTTCAATTGATAATAATGGTGCAGTTGGAGTAACTGGAGTTGGAGTTGTAGTAACACCACCTTGTTGTACTGCGACTTCTGTTGGCACACCAGTACCAGCAGTTAAAACTGGTAAATCCATTCCAGATGGTAAGTTTAATCCATAAACTTGTTCTGGCTGACTTGAAGCTCCTCCACTTGAAGTTGCTCCAGTAGATGCTCCACCAATTGTTCCATTTCCACCAGCAAGACCTTGTAAATCTTTTGCTTTTTGACTTCTTCTCCATAATAAATAGATGATGGTTGCTCCAGCACCTACTAATAATATGTCTTTTGTTTTCATAATTAAATTTTTAAAAATATCGTAAAAATACACATTATGAATAAATTATATTATATGGAATATAAAAATAATCTGAATAAATGTTTAATACAAAAAATCAAATTACATTAATTGAATTAATAACTTACTTACAATCAATCCAACTAATGAACCAACACCAGCACCAAATGAATAATACATCCTATCTCTAAAACTACCAAAAGCAACTCTTTTAACATTCCAAGACCATATCAAAGATATAATCCATCCACATAAAAATACACCAATGTAAAATTCTTGAAATATAAAGTAAGTATTTATTGCAACGAAAAATACTTGTAAAAAACCAGTTATAAATAATTTAAAATTCATGTTTTATTTTTTTATTGTTTGTAATATATCCTACCAGAATAAATTTTCCGTAGCACCATTTGTAATATGGTATCTTTTCTTCTTGCATAATTTATTTATTTTTAAATTCAATATAATCAAGTACTTCTTTTATAGAAACTGCCACTTCATATTCTTCATCATCTATTGCTTGTTGCCTTAATTCTAAAATTTCATCTTTTGATATTTTTCCAGTTTTATATCCCTCTAATAAAGTTTCGGTATTTTCTTTAATTGCTTCAAGTGTTTTTTGTTTCATATCTTATTTGTTTTTAAATTTTTGTAAAGTTTCTTTTAGTAAATCCATTTGTTCAATATTAGTGTTTCCAAACTTATATTGCATAATCATAGTTTGAGTGAAATTTAAAACTTC